ATGCAGCTGACGATCACGCCGAATTTTGCACAGGAACGCGCGCTGAACATGCTGCGCCGTGACTGGAAGTCGCATAATACTTTCATGGTGTATGCGCCCACTGGCAGCGGCAAAACGGGGTTAGCAGCCTTCATCGTTGCCGGGTTCGTCAGCCGTGGTATGCGTGTTCTGTTTTGTGCGCCGTACACCATCCTGATTGGTCAGACGGCTAATCGTTTCGTGGAGTACGGATTACCGGGGGATGACATCGGTTATATCTGGGCGGATCACCCCAACTACGATCCGGACCGGAAAATCCAGATTGCCAGCGCCGACACTCTGATTCGCCGTGTGTTTCCTGACAATATCGATCTGCTGATTATCGACGAAGCTCACCTGCGTAAAAAACGCATCCTGAAGGACATCGAACGCCTGCGCGGCAAAGGCGTAAAAGTGATTGGCCTGTCGGGTACGCCATTTTCCCCGTTCCTGGGCAAATACTATGACCGACTGATTAAGCCGACTACCATCGGCGAGCTGATCCAGCGTGGCGATCTGAGTAAATACGAATTTTACGCGCCAACAAAGCCGGATCTGAAAGGCGTAAAAACCAAGTCTTCGCTTGAGTACGGCAACGATTACAACGAAACGCAGTTGGCTGAAATCATGTGTGGCTCTACGCTGGTGGGCGATATTGTCCAGAACTGGCTGGAGAACGGACGTGACCTGCCGACAATTGCGTTCTGCGTGAACGTAGCCCATGCCAATTTTCTGACTATTCAGTTTAACCAGGCTGGCGTGAATGCTGAGGTCATGACCGCCGACACGCCAACAGAAGAACGTCAGACTATCATCCATCGTTTTGAAACTGGCGCCACGAAAATCATCGTCAGCGTGGGCGTGTTGGTTGCCGGATTCGACAGTGACGTTCGCTGCATCATCTACGCCAGACCAACAAAAAGCGAAATTCGCTGGTTGCAGGCGCTCGGGCGTGGCCTGCGCACTGCACCGGGTAAAGAGTCCTGCCTCATCTTCGATCACAGCGGCACTGTGCACCGCCTTGGTTATCCGGATTCTATCGAGTATGACGATCTCCCCGGTAAGTCTGACGGCATGGAGGAAAGTGTGCGCCGCGCAGCTGAGGAACGGGACGAAAAGCTGCCGCACGAATGTTCTCAATGCCACTACATGAAACCCGCTGGTGTGTACGTATGCCCGAAATGCGGACATAAGCCGCTGGGCGGTGAGGACGTCGATACTGACACCGGCCGCAAACTCAAAAAGCTGGGTAAAAACCAGCACCAATCCACAAAGGCACAGAAACAGGCCTGGTGGAGTCAGATCAAGTTTTATCAGCGCCAGCGCGTATCGCAGGGGAAAAAGCCCGTCAGTGATGGCTGGTGCGCTCACACCTTCCGGGAAAAGTTCGGTGAATGGCCGAATGACCTGAGTGACTTCCCGATGGAAATTACCCCAGAGGTAAGCAACTACATCAGACACAAACTTATCAGATATGCAAAAGGAAAGGGGAAGGCGGCCGCATCAGCTGAAACTGCCAGCCCCATTCCCGACTCAGACATTACCCACAAGGTAATAAGTGCAAAACGCCAGGTAGAGAATATTCGCAGTATGCTTGGGAGAAGAACCGCGTGAAAACAGCAGAAGCGGCGAAAGGCCGCTGGCCTGAAATTTTAGAGCATTTCAACCTGCCGCCAATAACCGGAAAAAATCACTACAGGGGCGAGTGCCCGGTATGCGGTGCACGTGGCAAGTTCCGCATTGACGACCGCGACGGTGCCGGGACATGGATCTGTGTATGTGGTAGCGGCGATGGTATGAAGCTTGTCACCCTGACACAGGGGAAGCCATTTAACGAGGTTTGCGGGGAAATAGACCGTCTGATCGGAAATGATTACCAGCGGGTGAAAATCCCGGTCAACAGTTCGGCGGCGAAATTGCGCCAGTGCGCTATCAGTAAATTCGCGACGTTGCAGCCCTTGCGCGGTACTAACGGGGAAGGGTATCTGCGCCAGCGCGGGATCAACAAATTACCCTCTGAGGCGATTCGGTTCTGCGAAAAGCAGCGACATGCAGGCAGGATTTATCATGCTCTCTATGCTCTTGCCACCGATGATAAAGGGGAACTGTGCTATCTGCATCAGACATTGCTTGACGGAGCTAAAAAGGCAGATATTGGTGCTAGTGCAAAGCGTCTCAAATCCCTGCAGGAAGACAATTATCTTGATCACACTCGTTCAGTAGCGATCCGTATGTTCCCGGTCGCCAGCACACTTGGCATCGCCGAAGGCATCGAAACAGCCCTGTCTGCGCACCAGATTTATAACGTAAATACCTGGGCAACCATGACGGCCAACTTCATGAAGAAATTCCGCGTTCCGGCTGGCGTTAAGCACCTCATTATTTTTGCTGACCGTGACGAAAACAGTGCCACCGGTTTGGCTGCGGCCACAGAATGCGCCCATGCCAACTTACTGGCAAAAAATGACCTGGAAAAAATCAGCATCTACTACCCGGATAACGGGGATTTTAACGACATGCTCATGAACGGCGATCAGGTCCGTGAGCTGGTCTTTACGAAAAAACAAAAGGCGGCGGTGTAATGCGTGATATGTATGATGTTATGGACCGTTGGGGGGCCTGGGCTGCTGCAGATAGTAGTGGGGTCGACTGGCAGCCAATCGCGGCTGGATTTAAGGGGCTTCTACCGTATGGCAAAAAGTCACGCCTGCAATGTGATGATGATGAAGGTATCATGATTGATGGATGTGTGGCACGCCTGCGGAAATATAAGCCGGAAGAATATGAGTTGATCATAGCTCATTTCGTTGTTGGCATCTCTTTGCGGACCATTGCGAAGAAGCGGAAGTGCTCGGATGGTACGATAAGGAAGGAGTTGCAGACTGCGCTAGGTTTTATTGAAGGGATATTAACAATATTAGCCTAAAAGAAGAGGGCGTAGCCCTCTTAGTTGGCTATTAAAATATTATCAATAATGGTTACAGTTTCTGTATCAATCAAATTAAAAGACGGTTGTCTTGAGTTTGTTGATGCAATCAGTAGCTCTCTTCCGATTTTAGCCTTATTTATGGCGTAACTTAATTCAATGATGTTAATTCCGGCTTTTTCATATAATTCATGTATCAAGGGATGGTCATCATAAGACAATAACCAATGAGCTTTGCTTCTTTTTAATTTTGATGAAAATCGCCGATGATCTTCATCAGAGAAGCAAAAGTCACTATATATATTGCGTCCCTCTTTAACATATGGAGGATCTGCATATATAAAACTATCTGAAGAAATGTTGTGAATTGAGTTACAAGCGTCCTTTTGACTTACAGAGATTTTATTAGATAAAACAGCTAATCTTTCAATGCGCTGTATTAATGTTTTTTTAGTAAAACGACAATCTAATTTATAATCTGAATTGGATTGTTTTTGTCCTCCAATAGGCCCCGCGTGTAGCATTCCAGAACGATTTGTTCTATTTAGGAAAAAAGTTGCAAAACCTTTTTCTAATGTTGTATGTTTTTTGGGGTCTTCTGAGTAATAAACCTCCCTCCAATGTTGCCAAGCATCAATGGTTACTGGCTCATTTTCAATCATGTTTATTAATGCATTTGTGTTTTTGGTTAGCGATAGCCAGAAGCTATATACACCAGGATTTAGATCGTTGAGAACCAGTCGATCAATTAATCCGGCATGTAATAGTGGAAGGGTACCTCCCGCGCCACCACAAAAAGGTTCAACAAGAGTGCATCCTTCTAATTTGTTTGTCACAACAAATAGAGCAATGAAACTAGACAGCTTTGCTTTGCCACCAGGATAGCGGAAAGGAGAAATACCTGAAGGTATTGTAGATGACCCCGGTATCTTTGTAACCAGTTGTTTTTTAATGTTTTTTATGTATTCGAATTCGTACGTTCGCATTTACTGTATCCCTAGTGACTTCTCGAATGCATTATACTTAATCATTGCTTTCATGGACACATTGTATTTTGTTGATAAAGTAATCAACAAAAATCTGTAGTTTTCCTTGTATATGAATGATTTCTTGGTCTGTTAGTATGTGTAAGTCGTGATGTGTTGTTAGGTTAGCGATTATTTTTCCTGAATCTTTATAGCTTGCGATTGTTTGTTTGATAAGTTTCGCATCAGGAGTGTTTTCTTCACTAGGGAATATTTTAGCAAAATTTTTGCTAAAGAAATCTAACAAAGAATCTAAATCTAGGTATTTGTATTTACTGGTTTTTTTATATTCTTCATGCATGGGTGATTGTTTTATCAAGTGTGATAATATAACTTGTATAAGTGTTCTACTCAGCAACATTGCGCTATGCTTGAATCTGATTGAGTGAAGTCTTTTTGCTTCTTCTATTAAATCATCTATTTTTTGGTGATAGTTTGTGAATGCTGTTTTTTTATTTAAGAGATAAACATTTTGTTTATTTTTTCTTACAGGAGATTGAGAAGGAGTCATCTCATTTTTTTCTTTTACTCCATCTTTTGAATCGACATCAAGAAGGTTTGTTTCGGTCGTCTCATCACCATCATCTGAAAGGTCAAGGTTCAACTCATCTTCTGAAAAATCACTATCATCATCTTCGCAAGGTGCGAATTTTTCAGCGATCTTAATTAGTCTGTCAATATAATGTTTGGTTTTTTCATCATTTTCTTGTCGAGTTGTGAGTTCTTTTGTAAAGTGTGCATCTCTTGCCATTTGGGCAAGTATAAACTTAAATGCTGTCGGTGATATTTTCTTGGTGATTAACTCGCCAAAAGAATTAAGGCTGATTATTCCAATTTTTTCTCTAAATTCAGAGCGTTGGATTAGTCTTAAAATTGCTTCTACTTTGGCGTTATCAATATCAGAAAGAATTAAGTCTTTCTCTTGTTGAGTGAGAGTCTCGATTTCAAGTATTTTATCGGTTATCCTGGAGAAAAGTATGACGCTTTTCACCCTGGACATAGGAACTGTATTATTAATTGATGCACGCACATCATTAATGGTTTTGAATTCATTTAGAAGGTCAATGTAATATGCTCCTTGTGTATATACACTCCATCTTCTTATTGATTCTTTCGTATGTTTTGACGCAATATATGTTCGTGCTGCAGCACGATCTTTTAGTTCAATAATATTGAGTTTCTTTATGGTTTCAACTGCGGCTTCATAGTTTTTATGATTTTTAATTTTTGATATCAAATGTGAGTGCGTGGTGTTTTTTAAAATGTCAGGGTTTTTTAATATCTTGCAGGCTGTTAGTCTTCTGTTTCCTTCAACTATAATTCTCTTATTGCTTCCATTTTCACAAGGAATTGAAAATAATACTTCATCTGGATGGTAACCATTCGTTAAAATAGATGCAATTAACTCTTTGATTGCATAGTTAGAAATCATGACATTTATTATGTCTTTTTCAGTTTTTAACTTTCCTTGTTTTCTGTAGCCACTAAGTCTTGGGTTTTTTGTATCTAATAATAATGATGATATTGCTTTGGATGTTAGATTGATTTTACCAAACATTATAATCCCTCAAGAGTTTTGGGTAGTCTATTAACCAGAATATGATGATTTTACAGAAGTTCTAACGCGTACGCAAAAAAGTGTGTAAGCTGTTAAGAGTGGTTACTACGTCACATAGCTTACATTGTTCAGTATTACTCTGGTTTTCTCTTCTCAGTAACAGTCCAGCAGCTGCTGATATTCCGCTCTAGGCAGAAATTTGCGATCTCGATTCCAAATGCTTTTTGCGTTTTTTCAAGGTTAGCACCAGTTACATGGCTGCTGTCGCCGTTACTGCGCCAATGACTGAAGAAAATTTTATCTCCGTCATCGTTAAGGTTTGCTTGAGTGTTTAGTGGCGTCTTCGGTTCTTTGGTCGTTGTTATTGTATGTGGAACTGCTTCAGCAAAATGACGAAAGAATTTCGCGGTACTGAAAGGTTTTTCGGAATCGAACTCAATACCTAAAACACGACATAAGTCGCTATATGTAGACTTGGGTTGTAAGAAGGGATCGATTGAATAGCCTGGTTTGCCGTTTACTACGAAACAACACTTTTCTCCTATAGCCCCGAAAAGAAGCTTGTACGGGGAGCTATCTGTGAAAAACAGTACATCAAAAGCTACCTGATTGTGTATGTACTGAAACTGTGTCCGAGTAACACTATTTCGTCTCATGTCTTTATGAAGTTCTTTCAGCCCAGAAATCTGCATAGACACCTCTTATTCCTAATTCATTGTTTAACATGACTTAAAGTGCGTACGCATTTTGTGATCAACATCATTTTAAATGAGCTTGTACTCAGGGAAATGTCTGATTTTTACCTTTGCGTTTGCGTGGCTAATTTGGCCTGTGTATTATCTGCATCCTTGCTTTTAGCTCGGTTGGTTAGAGCGTGGGACTCATACTCGCTCTGAAGCCGGTTCAAGTACAGCAAGGGTCATTAGCCGCCACTAGCTCATCGGGAAGAGCGGCAACTGGATGTTGTAGTTCGAGGCCCCGGTGGCGGACCAATGCCTACTTAGCTCAGTAGGTAGAGCAGCTGACTTGTAATCAGTAGGTCACCAGTTCGATTCCGGTAGTCGGCATCATAATGCAGTCATCGTATAATGGCTATTACCCCAGCCTTCCAGGCTGATGATGCAGGTTCGATTCCCGCTGACCGCTCCATTTTTGAATGGGCGCTGCTTTTTGCAAAATTGCTGTGTAAAAATACTGACCTTTGGGTTCAGCGCTTATCCAAAAGCACTCCGTTAAAGTCCTGATAACCGTGGGTGGTTTGTTGGATGGAGTGCCTTCGAATAATAAAACTCTCGTTATAAAGGCTGCGCATTTGTGTGGCCTTTTTCGTATTCAGGCTCACGGGTATCACTCACTACGTGCTTTGTTGATAAATCCAGCCCGTGAAGCCTGTTTCCTTACAACATACGGTGCACCGATTGCAGAGGTGCGGATATACAACGTATGAACCCAACTGATGGACATAACATGCCGTACTGGTGGCCCAGCGTTACAGGGCATATATTGACTCAGTGGAGTTGCCGTTAATAGCATCGGTTCTGTTGCGGTGAATCCCCCTGAGCGGAGGGGCGTAAACCGACCATTTCGTTTAATGCGGAAAAAGCGGTTGAACTCACGCAGGTTACTGGCTGGTCGTCCATGTACTTACCGGGAGGCACCCGGCACCGCAACTCCATCACAGGTAATTCATCGTTTTCAACATGACTCCCTTGCCCCGATTTTGTCGGGGCTTTTTTATGTCCATAATCCCAAAGCCTGACAGTAACACCCACCGCGCTCTTACCCTGCGCACTGGTTGCTGCCGGGCTTTTTATTTTCAGGAGTTCGTCTATGCAAAGGGCGACCACGGTGGCCAGCTACAGCTTTTCGGTGTCCTCTTTTCTGGTCGGATTGCTCGACCGCTACACACAGGCGCAGTGGAACAAGGCGGCGATGCTGGCCGGTATTGTGCTGGGTGTGGCCACATTTTTTCTGAACTGGTATTACCGGCGAAAAACGTTACGTCAGCTACGTGATATGGGGTGGGATGAAAACCGCGCCAGCAAGATAAACCGTTATCTGGGTAAATAGCCATGAACCGCCTGAGCAAAACCATGATGGCGCTGATTATTGGCGGGGCCAGTTCGCTGACGTTGCTGAATCAGTTTTTGCACGAGGAAGAAGGCGACAGAACGCACGCTTATCGTGATGCAGGTGGCGTCTGGACAATCTGCAAGGGGCTGACGCACGTTGACGGTAAACCCGTCCGGAAAGGCATGGTGCTGACACCGGTGCAGTGTGACCGGCTTGACCGTGAGCAGGAGCAAAAGGCCCTGGCGTTAATCGACCGGATAGTCAAAGTGTCGCTGACGCCGCCACAGAAGGCGGGCATTGCGTCATTCTGTGCGTGGAACATTGGACTGGAAAAATGCGAACACAGCACCTTTTTGCGGGAACTGAATGCCGGACACCGGCTGGCGGCCTGCGCACAAATCCGGCGCTGGGTATATGACCACGGTCAGGACTGCCGGAAAACCAAAGGTATGGCTCACGGTTGCTACGGGCAGGTTGAACGCCGTGACCAGGAATCATTGCTGGCGTGCTGGGGGATTGACCGTGAGTAAGCGTGATGTATCGGCATTATGTTTTCTGATGGCGGCAGCCGTTGCGATCAGTGGGAATGATGGCTGGGGCTGGCTTATATTCGCAGGCATTATCATTTTATAGAGTATTTCACTAAAAAATGACATGGCGCCGGGCGTCCGGAAAGCACAAAATCAGTCAAAAACACACATTCAAAGAGAATAAAACTTAATGCCCTGCATCTGCGGGGCTTTTTTACATGTGAATTTCACCGCGCATAGCGGAGGAGACTGGATTGTGGAAGCATTAAAGCTTTTTGAACAAAGCCCTGTTCTCAGACGAATGTTTTACGCTGTTGTGGTGGTTGGATTACTTTGGGGAATAGCTGAAGTATTGCCGGGCGTCGCACAACTTATCGGGGTGTTGAATGGATAACAACAGCGAAATGGATAAAACAACAGAACGCCTTATTCTGCTGTGTGCATTAATGGTTGCATTTTCGGCTGACCTTGCGGCGGTTGCTTATTTTATTCAGGCTATCCGCTGGTGGTGATATGAACTACTTTACGGTTGGCTTAATTGCCGCCCTTGGTGTTGCTGGCTGGACCGCTGACCATTATTACCGGAAAGCAGTCAGCTGGCGCGACGATTACCGCGCCACATACCGTGTAACCCGTCAGCAGGCCGCGACGATTATGGATATGGAACAGCGTCACACGGCGCTGGCGAAACTGGATAAAACACACACGGAGGCGCTGAATGCTGCCGAATCTGAAAATGATGTTCTTCGTCACCAGCTTGCCACTGGTGCTCGCCGGATGTACGTCAGGAGCAAATGTCCCGTGTCCGGTAAAGATAAAACCGCAACCACCGGCGGCGTGGGCAATGGAGCCACCGTCGAACTCTCTGCTGATGCTGAACAAAACGTTCTTGATATCAGGGCCGGAATTATCAGTGACCAGGAAAAGCTGAGATATTTGCAGGCGTACGTCAGGACACAGTGCAGATAAAAAAATCCCCACAGGAGGGAAGGGAGCTTACCTGCGGGGGAAGAGAGTTCCTGTAATGCGTAAGACGGATGATTTATCCGCGGATATTTGTGTACTACAGCTCTACACCTCAATCGTACTGAGTGCTGGCAGTCTTTGTATATGCCAGAAATGTAACCAGACGCTAAAAACTGGTACACCTCATGAAAATAACCCACTGGCTGAAAAACCTTATTCATACGGAACAAATCAAAGCGCCGGATAATTTGCAGAAATGTCCCGGTACGCACTGTAAATAAAAAAAGCCTGTCGATGTTGTTCGGGCTTGCGTGATTTCATCGACAGGCAAATAACGATTTGACAGTACTTCTTGTTGTGCTGCGTACAGTGACACCTGAAATCAGGTGTTGTCAATTAATGTTGGTCATGCGACCAGGGGAAGATGTAATGAAAGAATGTAAAAACGGCTGTGCAATTTTTCCGGCGGAAAAGGCGTTTAAATTTTCGCTGGGTCAACTGGTAAATCTGCGCATCAGTGATGAATGGGGTGAGGTGCAGGCCCGGGCTCAGTACCTTAATGGCGAGGATCAGTATCTGGTTTATTATCAGGCTGCCGATAAATGCGCAACTGAGCGCTGGTATTCAGAATCACAACTGATGGCGGTCGAAGATGAGTGTCATCCGGGATGTCCGGTGTTTGCTGGTGTGGAATTGCCGGAAGGGGCGGTCGTTACTGAGTAACAGGCATTACAGCAGCCCTTCAGTGAGGGGCTGCGATAATGGTTAATCACAGGGAACATAATCATGGCAAAACCTGACATCCAATCCAGAATTGCTGAGCTTAAAGCGCAACGCAATGATCTGATTGGCATAAATGCGACATACATCCTGAATCGTCTCGTTAAGACAGACCAGACGGACGTACTCGACATTCTCAAAGATAACATGAGTCTCAGGCCGTGAGTGCTAAAAGGCGTCTGTACTTCGTTGACCATATGATTAAGCAGGGGGCGCTGGTGGCTGACAAGATTGAAGTTAAGTTAGATTTTGACGCTCAGGATGTTCAGCGCCAGCTCATGCGTCTGGAAGAACGTGAAATACCGTTTGCGATGGCACTTACGGCAACCAGAACGGCTAAGGCGGCGCAGTTGGCGCTAAAGGATGAAATCAGCCGTGTGTTTGACAACCCGACACCGTGGATTTTGAACTCAACGTATATTCTGGCCGCTAAAAAAAGCGATCCCAAAGCTGTTGTTTATGCTCGTGAGTGGGGCGGTACACCTGCGCCAACTACGTTAACGCCGCAGATTGAGGGGGGAGAGCGCCAGTATAAGCGCTCTGAAGGTGCATTGAGGGCTGGTGGTTATCTGCCGAACGGCTGGCAGGTTGCCCCTGGTCCCGGCGCAAAGCGGGACAAATACGGGAATATTAACCGGGGGCAACTGCAGCAAGTGCTGTCCAGTCTGCGTGTACAGCGCGATGTGCATCAGAACCGCCGTCAGGGCAAGCCTACGGAGTTCTTTGTTATTCGTCCTGGTACGAGTAACCCATTACAGCCTGGCGTGTGGCTGCGTGTGGGGCGTCGACCGTCGTTGATCTTAACGTTCATACAGAAGCCCAACTATTCGCAGCGGCTTGACTGGCACGGTGTTGCTCTGCGGGCAGGTGAAGCGGCCTTCACTAAGGAGATTGCAAAGGCTATTGATGAGTTACTCGCTAAGAAGTTCGACTAATATTCGCCACGTGTGCGACGTGCTGCGGCTGACTCTGAGGAGCTGGCGGACAGCCTGTGTGATCACCTGCCAGCTCCTTTGGGTCCTTCTGGGCAGGAGCGTTGAATGCGGGTCATTCGAACCCCGAGAATCGACTAGCTGAACGCCGGAAAAGTTAGGTTAAAAGTGATCGGTAAAAAGAATTGAATTATCTGATTGATTTATAGAAGGAAAATAGTGTTTTTAGCTGGTTTGCTAATGGTAAAAAGAAGATGGTTATTTATCTTAAATATCATCGAGTTACATCTGTTTTTTTAACCTTAAAAACAAAAGATTAAACAAAGCTCTTTATTTTCAGTCTGTTATATCTATTTTTTTACTCATTGCATCGATTTAGATCCTTTTTATCCATTAAAATGCAATAAAATCAGACAATTATGTTGTTTTCTTTTACCCTCTACGGGTAAAAAGATTCTGTAATTTCCTTTTTGTTTTCATTGGGTTACTCGGTTTTCTTTTACCGACTGACAATCGTGGTGAAAAAATGATGCTAAAAATCGAATATTTGCCGCGTGGCAAACTGCTTCGTTACGCTAAAAATTCACGAACTCACTCTGATGAGCAGGTGGATCAAATCGTCAACAGCATCCGGGAGTTTGGATTTACGAACCCGGTGCTGATCGACGAGGACAATGAAATTATTGCGGGGCATGGACGTCTGACTGCTGCTGAAGTTCTGGAGATAGAGAAGATACCTGTCATCAGGCTAACGGGTCTTACACCAAAGCAAAAAAAAGCCTATCGCATTGCTGATAACAAGCTGGCATTAAATGCCGGATGGGATATGCAGCTGCTTGCCGAAGAAGTCAGTGAGCTGGTTGATAGCGATTTTGACATTGAGTTACTCGGATTTAGCGATTCTGAGATTGACGATATGTTAAATGTTGAGCCTCCCCCATCTGAGGAAGATGACGCACCGCCGATCGTTCAGATTAAGTATCTCACCATTGATAAAGACCGTATCCCGGCAACTGATACAGAGATTGCGCTGTTACTGGATGTATACCGCCAGTACCACGATGCGCATGAGACCCATGAAGGGTTTGTTAAATACCTCGCTGACAGGTGCCAGTGATGTCCATCGTCAGTAAGTCAGAATTTGCGAGGCGAAAAGGCATCTCTCCGGCGATGGTCACAAAGTTATGTGCGTCTGGCCGGATACCTGTACTGAAAAGCGGAAAACTGGATTTTGATACAGCCAGTACTGCGTATGAGGCGAGTAAACAGGTTGGCCGGGAAGCCTCAGCCATTAACGGTAAAAAAGGCCACAGATCAACCGAGCCTGAACTACCCGGTGATGATGCTGGATTAGCTGGTGGTTCGACTGCCGTCGCTGCACAGTTCAATAAGGCCAAGACCGCAGAAAAGGTTTATCAGGCGAAATTAAAAAAGCTGGAGTACGAAGAAAAAGAAGGATCGCTTATAGCTAAAGATACCGTTGCTGATGATGCTTTTCTCGCTGCAAACGAGTTGAGAAGTCGGTTGTTTAGTATTGCTCCCCGTGCCGCCCCGCGCTGTGAGGGAAAAACGGCAAGGGAGATTGAACGCATCATTGAGGATGAGATTAATTTTGCGCTTCAGGCGCTTCAGGAATCCCGATTTATTAAGCAGGAAGAATAAACCGCATGGGCGAAACAGTATGGAGCACCGCGTTTTTCCGTGCGCTTCGCCCAAAATCACGGCTAACCGTTTCTGAGTGGGCCGATAAATATCGTCATGTGGCGCCGGGAACTTCTCCCGAGCCGGGGCCGTGGCGCACCAGTCGAGTACCTTACCTGCGTGAACCGATGGATGTTATTGGCGATGCTGATACTGAAACGGTAGTCATGCAGTGTAGTTCGCAGATTGGTAAGTCAGAAATGCAGCTCAACGTGATGGGGTATTTTACCGATCAGGAACCCTCACCACAGCTGATGATTTACCCGACAGTTGAAGCAGCTGAAGCCTTTTCGAAAGAGCGTATCGATCCCACCTTTAAGTATTCTCCGGGATTAAAGAATAAGCTCCGTGAAGGGAAAGAAGGTCGTGGCGCGGCTAAAAAGTCCAGCACTACGATCCGTATGAAACACTATGCGGGAGGGTATGTGGCGCTGGTTGGCGCTAACTCGCCAGCTGGTCTTGCTTCTCGTCCAGTTCGAATATTGTTAGCTGATGAAATCGACCGTTACGGTGTGACGCAGGAAGGCGATCCATTAAAGCTGGGTATTCAACGAACGACAAACTTCCATAACCGCAAAAAAGTGTTTGTTTCTACCCCTGTGTTAGAGAAAACGAGCAACATTCATAAGTGGTTCAAGCTCTCGGATCAGCGTTATTACCAAGTGCCTTGCCCCTGCTGCGGGGCTATGCAGGTACTGAAATGGTCGCAAGTGAAATGGGATAAGAACGACATGGGGGAAGCGTTGCCTGAAACGGCTCGCTACGAATGTCGTGAGTGCGGCGATGTTATCCGTGGACCAGGGAAGCCAGATGTTGACTGGCTGGCTAAAGGGGTCTGGATCCCGGAGCACCCCGAAATAAAAGGTATTGTTGGGTTCCATATCAGCAGTCTTTATTCTCCGTGGGTAGCATTGTCTGAGCTCGTAGCTGAGTTCGCCGAAGCGACAAAAAACCGCGATAAAAACGGCTTAATGGAATTCATCAACCTGAAGTTGGGTGAACCGTGGAAAGAGGACGCGAAAGAAGAAATTGACCATGAGTATCTTCTGCAGCGTCGTGTTCGGTATGAGGATTTTTTACCTGACGGCGTATTGCTTCTGACCGCGGGTGTTGATGTGCAGGATAGTTATCTGGCCGCTGAAGTTGTGGGATGGGGGAAAGGCAAAGAATCCTGGGGGATTGAATACAAAATATTCATGGGGGATCCTGCTCAATCTGCTGTCTGGCAGCAGCTGGATGAGTTTCTTCTCCGGTCGTGGCAATTCCGTGACGGCCAGCGCCTGTCGATAGCCGCTGCATGTGTTGACTCCGGCGGTCACTTCACAACAGAAACTTACCGGTTCACAAAACCGCGCGAATCTCGCCGAATTTACTCAATTAAGGGGCGCGGCGGTGTGGGGCTGCCATTCATTGGCAAACCGAATAATAACAACCGCATTGGTGCAATGCTGTTCAGTCTCGGCGTGGATGATGGGAAAGGCACTATTATCGCTCGCATCAAACTTCACGACCCAGGCCCCGGTTATATGCACTTCCCGGTCGATTCAGAACGAGGGTATGACACTGAATACTTCAAAGGTTTGCTCTCAGAGAAGAAGGTCTTTGAATACAAAAATGGTCAGACAAAAGAGAAATGGGAAAAGATTTACAACCGAAATGAGCCACTCGACTGCCGTAACTATGCGTCTGCGGCGATGGAAATACTAAACCCCAACTTTGACTGGCTTGCCGGGCAGGAACAACGAGGAAACGTCTATGTTCAACAGCAACAGCAAAGCACGCAAAAAAAACGGCGACGAGTCAGAAGTCGCGGAGTTACCGCATAGGAGAAATATCAATGAGTTATGAGGCCATTTCGCTAACTGAAGCTCAAGAAATGCTGTCGGTCTGGAAAGAGGCATACCGGGCTATCGCAATCGGTGGACAGTCCTATAAGTTGGGAACAAGGCAGTTAAACAGAGCGGATCTTTCAGAAGTGAGAGAGCAGCTTGACTTCTGGCGTAATGAGGTCGAGCGGATGACTGCCGGTACTCGCCGCGGACCGCGTGTTAAACGCGTTGTAGTGAGAGATTTATGAACATTCTGGATAAGGTCATTGCACCGTTTTCACCTCAAAGAGCGCTAAACAGGGCTGTGGCAAGGAAGAAACTGGAAGCCATTAATAATTTAGGTTACGACCGCCACGGTGCAAGTACGCATAAGAAATCAATGCGCGGCTGGTTTAGTCGAGCTGGCTCGCCGGATGACGATATCGTTAAGCCACTGAATATATTGCGGGAACGTTCGCGTGATCTTTTTATGGGTAATCCTCTTGCGACAGGAGCCATAAAAACGATCCGAACCAATGTTGTTGGTTCAGGGCTAAAGCTCAACGCTAACATCGATGCTGAGTTTCTGGGCTTGTCACCGGAAGAAGCGAGATTATGGGAAAAGAATACGGAGCGTGAGTTCCGTCTGTGGGCTGATTCAGTGAACTGTGACGCATCAAGAATGTGTACATTTGGTCAGCTTCAATCACTGGTCCAGATATCGGCGTTGTCGTCTGGTGATGTGTTTGCCACGCTTCCTGTAATAAAACGGAAAGGGGTTATCTATGATTTGTGCGTTTACCTCATAGAAGGTGATCGCGTTTGTAATCCCGATACCACTGTTATCCCTGATATGTATGGCGGTATTGAACTGGGTGAATACGGCGATCCGGTTGCGTACTGGATTGCTAAGCACCACCCCGCGAGTACATCCAGCTTTGTCCAGAGGAAGTGGGAACGAATACCGGCTTATGGCAAGAAAACGGGGCGACGTAATGTTCTCCATGTCATGCAGGATTGGGAGCGGCCTGGACAGCGGCGCGGTGTTCCTGTTTTGGCTCCAGTTATTGAAGCGCTGAAGCAGTTGGGTCGCTACACAGATGCGGAGCTGGTCGCTGCGGTTGTTTCTGGGTTATTTACTGTATTCGTTAAAACGGAGGCTCCTGAAGGGCCAATAGGTGAGGCTGGTATTCCTCAATATGAGCAGATCGATAATCACGATGAAAATACGATCGAAATGGGGTCTGGATCTGTAATTAGCCTTGGTGATGGGGAGTCAGTAGACACAGCTAATCCTGGGCGACCTAACACTGCATTTGATGGTTTTGTCGTGGCTATTTGCCGCCAGATTGGTGCTGCGCTTGAATTGCCATACGAACTGCTGGTTAAACACTTCACAGCCAGCTATAGCGCTAGTCGTGCAGCTCTTCTGGAAGCCTGGAAGATGTTCAGGATGCGGCGAGAGTGGATGGTGTTGTCGTTCTGCCAGCCCATTTATGAGGAATGGTTATCAGAAGCAGTGGCGAAAGGCCGGGTTATCGCACCCGGCTTTTTTTATGGGCCTGAATATAAGGCGGCCTGGTGTGGTGCTCAGTGGTATGGCCCATCTCAGGGACAGCTCGATCCTCTGAAGGAAGTGAAGGCGGCGAAAATGCGTGTAGAAGAAACGTTCTCTACACGAGAGAAAGAAGCCGCTGAAATGTCCGGTTTGAACTGGGAAGAGGCCGCGCAGATTAGCGGAAGAGAAGAAGCTACGCGACGAGATCTGAAGCTGGCTGGTACGCCTGATGTACCTGAAAAACCTGATGAAGAGGAACTAAATGTCTAACTGGTGGAATATCAAAAACTCAGCGGGGGAAGATGATACCCCGGCTGAAATGCAACTCTACGGCTATATCGGGGAATGGGATGATATTTCTTCCGCTGAAGTCGTTAAGCAACTGAAGGACGTCACGGCTAAAACCATTGTTGTCCGCATCAACAGCTATGGCGGCTCAGTTTTTACCGCGCAAGCGATACTCTCTTCCCTGAAGCGTCACCCGGCTAATGTCACCGTCTATATCGATGGTATAGCTGCATCGGCCGCAACCATCATTGCGATGGCCGGGGATAAAATCATCATACCGGCTAACGCAATGATGATGATCCATAACCCGTGGACGCTTGCCGCTGGTGACTCAGAAGAGCTTCGTAGCATCGCTGAAATGATGGATAAAGTCAGAAATAGCATCCTGGCCGCTTATCGTGAAAAAACGGGGCTTTCTGACGAAAAACTTATTGAGTTGATGGACGCCGAAACCTGGTTCAGTGCCGATGAAGCTGTTGAGCTGGGCTTTGCCGATGAAGTGGAACAGCCAATGCGCCTGGCCGCATCTCTTAACAACGGCGTTTTCTCCCTGAATGGTATGAGCTTTGACGCTTCCCGCTTTGCTCACCTGCCTGATTCACTCGCCAAATTAACAGTACCAGATAACAAACAATCTGCGGTGCCGACCGCGCATAACGAGGAGGAGATCGTGGATCTCGAAACCCTGAAAAACAAACATCCTGATTTATATAACCAGGTATTCAATGCAGGTAAAGATGACGGTGTGAAGGCCGAACGTGAGCGAATTAAGCAAATTGAGGATTCAGTTATTCCCGGGCATGACGAATTGGTCAACAAAGCCAAATTCGAAACAGGAGTATCTGCTGAAGCATTGGCTCTGGAAATTATGAACGCGGAGCGCGGCCGTAATGCCGCGTATCTGCAGAACAGAATGGATGATGCCGATCCGCTGAAAAAAGCCGTTGATACCCTGGCACCACAGAATAAGGGTGAGCAAGAGGTTGAAGCAGTGAAAAACAGCATTGGTTCGGCATTTCAAAATCGTAACAAGCGTTGAGGGGTAGGACATGCAGGAAACTTTTACTCATGAACCAGACAACCTGGTTATATCTGGCGCCATGCCAGCTGTACCAGTCAATATCAATGTAGCCAGCGGTGTTATTGAGCGCGGCACGTTGCTTTCCTTCGTCAGTATTGATCCCGCAACCAACGTAGTTACGGTTGCAGCGATTGACCTGACCAGTGCGAATGCGGAAGAAAAATTGCCTTTCTGTATTGCACAGCATCGTATCGATGCTTCTAAAAAAGCATGTCGTGGAACTGCGTGGGCGACCGGAGTATTCAATAGTCGCAAAGTGATTCTGCCAGCTGGTGTAAAGGTTGCTGATGTATATCTGGCCTGCCGTAAGGTCGGTTTATTCCTCAACGATGCTATGCCTAACCCTGTGGCCTGAAGGAGCTGAATAAACATGCCAAATATTGATATTTTTGAACGTCGCACGATGTTGGAGCCGGTCATACAGAACTTTGAACCACGCCGCTTCCTTCTGCGTACATTTTTCCCTGGTATTTCGACCTTCAACACTGAAAAAGTGGATCTCGACTTTGTTCGCGGTGGTCGCACTATGGCGCCATTTGTTGGTAAAGGGTACGGATCAAAAACGGTTGAGCGCCACGGTTTTGAAACAAAAACGTTACGGCCACCGCTCGTTGCACCTGACCTGGTTACTACTGCAGAGCATCTTCTTAATCGCCTGCCAGGTGAGAATATCTATAACTCTAAATCGCCACAGGAACGCGCCGCTGAGCAATTAGGTAAAGATCTGGTTGAACTGGATGATATGGTCAACCGTCGCGAAGAATGGATGTGTTCTCAGGTTCTTTTCAGCGGTATGGTTGAAATCGTCGGTACTGGCGTAGAAGAAACAGTATATTTCTGGCCGGATAATGATGCTGATAAACCGTATCTTGAACTGACTGGTGATGACCTCTGGACATCGGCTGCATCTGATCCACTGGTCAATGTGCGCAACTGGAAGCGTAGGGTGTCATTAACATCTGGTTTTACCCCGCGCGTTGCAGTCATGGGGGCTAAAGTTGTTGATGCCTTCGTTGCAAACGAAGCTATCAGTAAGTACCTGGATAACCGCCGTAAGGAGTTAGGTAAGATTGAGCCTAAAGATCTGGAAGAGGGCGTTACATTTTACGGTACCATCGAAGGCGTTGATTTCTATGGCTACGATGAACTGGTTTACAACGACGTAAGCGGAAAAACAGAACCGTTGGTACCTGAAGATAAAATTCTTCTCGGTGCGCCGGGACGCGGTGAAATGCTCTATGGGGCGGTTGTACTGGCCGATGAAGCGGAAAAAAGCTTCACGCTGGTGGAATCACCTCGTGTTCCCGATACCTGGGTAAGCCGAAAACCAGAAGGGCGTTTTGTCGCGATGAAGTCCGCGCCGTTGCCTAACCCCGGCGTGGCGGATGCTTATCTGGTTGCTAAGGTGGTGTAAATGGCCCGTTTAGTTAAAAACATCGATACCCGTCAATACGGCTCGCTTAAAGCGGGCCGTTTGCTTGATGGGGTTTTGCCAGAATCAAAAATTGCTGAGCTAATCGCTTCAGGTCACGCTAAAGCGACTGATGGCGACGAACCCCTCACTGATAACGGAAAAAACGCTGAGCACGCCGCTGAAGCGTTTGAAATGGCATTCAAGCGGGGTTATCGGCATGGTTATGCTGCTGCAGTAAATGATGCTGTTGATGAGGGGCTAATCAGTGCGGAAGAGGCTGGCACTTGTATTTTCAATGTTAGCGAGATCGATACAGATATCGCTAACACGAATATCAGTACAGGTGTTTCTGGTGGAGATAACACCAATTATTCCGATAGCGTTGCAGAGGAAGGCATAAAGCCAGAAAAGGACCAGGCTAAGGCTTCTGCGAAGGAAAAAAAATCAAAGGCGTAACATTCGATGAACTCTTTTAAAGAGATAATGGCGCAGGATATTTCTGCGGTATTTATGAATGAGAAAGAGTTTGCTGACATCTACAACCTTGACGGCAAGGACATCCTTGCCGTTCTGGATACAGACCTCGTTCACGAACGTAATAAGCGCTCATATGCTGAGTTTGCTGAGGGTGTAAATCAGGGGCAAATAACGCTATTTGCTTCGCGTAATGATTTTGCTCACGTTCCTGTTAAGGACCAATTAATGGTTATTAACGGTCGTAGCTATGTTGTGAATGAGGCCGCAGATAATTCAGGGGTGTTAGAAATAACTCTGACTATCAATACGAACAGAGGTATGCCAATTTGAGCAATCTGTTGATTGATGCAATAAAAAGTCGGTTAGAGAAAGAGATTTGCCCTAACCTGTTGATACAGGGGCCTTCAGAGGATGAGAGGGATACAGACGTTAAGTTGTATGTTCCCACTATCTTCAAAGGTTTTTTACCGCCAAAATCAGCCCCAGACCCAAATAAACCTCCAGAGTTTCCTCACATTATAATCCGTCCCACAGAAGGGGGAATGCAGCCTGACATGGATACTGTTCGGGTGAAATTCCTGCTGGGTGGTTTTTGTGAAGATCCAACCGGATATGAATGGTTAATGATTGTTCTTGGCCGAATGGCTAAGGATTTTCAGGAAAAACCTGTTCTGGATATGCAGTATGAATTTCAGAACGATATCCACTGGAAGTTGTTCGATGATCAGCCATATCCTTTTTGGGTAATGGAGGCGATTGGTTCCTGGTCAGTAATTAAACCTCAAAATACTCAATTTCAGGACGATCTCTAATGACTACTGAGAAAAAAACCGCGAAAGCGGCGGGCGCGGCTACGCCAAAAAAAGAAAATATCCCGACATTAATTTATATCGGGCCAACAATTCCTCAAATTTCATTGCTGAAGCACAGAATATATCGGAATGGTTTGTCGGTGGAGTGTGAAAAGCTGATAAGCGTTATTCCTGGTGCTAAACAACTCTTTGTTACTACTGCTGATTTTGCTGATGCAGAAAAGCGGCTTAGCGATAAAACCAGTGTTGAAGCTGTGATGTATTCGCGTGTTTTTGCAGCGATGAAGGAGATTAATTAATGGGCTACCGTCACGGTATTTATACATCTGAAATACCTACTTCAATTACACCTCCAGTAAACGTTAGTGCGGGGTTAATTGTTGCGTTTGGTACTTCTCCGGTAAACCAGCTTGATAATCCATCATCTGCGGTTAATAAACCGGTTATTGCATACACCTATGCCGAAGCCGTTTCAAAGATAGGTTTCAGCACTAACTTTGAAAAATATACTTTGAGCGAAGTGATTAAGGTCGCTTTTGGTATCTATGGCGTGGCTCCGGTTGTGTTTATCAATGTACTGGACCCGACAAAACACAAAGCAGACGTTGTCGATGAAGCCGTCAAACTTTCAGGCGGTAAGGCAACGCTGGCTAAGGATGGGGTTCTCTACGACTCTGTTGTTGTAAAAAGTGCTGCGCCCGATGCGGCCGTTCTTGTTGTTGATACCGACTATATTCTTGCTCTTGATGACGATGGGTATACGGTCATTACCGCAATCACTGGTGGGGCTATCAAGGATAAAGATGCAGCGCTAACCGTAAGTTATACACACCTTGATCCTGATGCAGTGACCAAAGATGACATTATCGGCGGTGTTGATCTTAACACTAAGTTAAGTACCGGCCTTGAGCTGCTTGCTGACGTTTACCCGCGCTTTAAACTGGTTCCCGGCCAGGTGATTGCGCCTGGATTTAGTACGGACAGTGAAGTTGGCCAGTTAATGGCGACTAAATCCGCGATGATAAGCGAGCTGTTTAAAGCTGAAGCGTTAACTGACGCCCCAACCGATACGGCGATAATCAGTGATTACTCAGCGGTACCGGAATGGAAGCAGAACAATAACCAGCTCGCCGCGAACCAGACTGTATGTTGGCCGATGGTGAAGCTGGGAGACACCATTTATTACCACTCCACTCATCTGGCAGCTGCAACATGTCTGATGGACAGTAAAAACGGTGATGTTCCTTCACGTTCTCCGTCGAATATCACATTGCAAATGGATGGTGCTGTCCGTAAAGATGGCTCAGAGGTTTGGTTGAATAACAGTCAGGCCAACTATCTGAACGGTCAGGGGATCGTAACCAGCCTTAATTTTGATGGCTGGAAATCCTGGGGAAACCGCACCGCAATTTATCCAAAAAATACAGACCCGAAAGACGCGTTTCGTGTCGGGCGCCGAATGTTTAACTGGACAGGGAATACGCTAATTTTGACATACTGGTCAAAAATAGATGACCCTGCTAACCGACGACTGATTGAGTCAGTCGTTACCAGCGCTAATATCTGGTTTAACGGTCTTACCGGGAATCAGGACATTGCTGGCGGTAAGGTCGAATTTAATCAGGCTGAAAATCCGACGACGGCGTTGATGGATGGGATCGTTAAATTCCATGTGAAATTTACTCCATACTCTCCGGCGCGAGATATAGAGTTTATTATGGAATATAACCCCGACTATTTATTGAATCTGTTTGGCTCAGCTAATTAACAGGGGGTTGTTTTGAGTAATCAAATTCCAGAACGTTTAATTAACTTCACCGTTTATGGTGAAGGTAGCCGTATTATTGGCATAGCTGATGCTAAATTACCGTCCATTGAAATGATGACAGAAACAGTTTCAGGTGCCGGAATTGCAGGTGAAATTGAAACCGGGACGCTCGGACACTTCAAATCAATGAGTGTTTCGCTGAAATGGCGAACATTAACAGCTGATGGTACAAACCTGTTTCTTTCTTCATCGCATCAGGTGGATTTCAGGGGGAGTCAGCAGGTCTACGATGCGGGAACCGGTAAATATAAAACCGTACCAATCCGCGCTTCAATGAAGCTGAATCCTAAGAAATTAGATCTTGGTTCGTTACAGGTATCAAAAGCGACTGATACTGAAAATGAATTTGAGGTTCTGTATCTCAAATTATTTATTAACGGAAAGGAAGTTCTTGAAATAGATAAGTTGAACTATATCTGCATCTTTAATGGCGAAGATATCCTTCAGACTGTTCGTGATGATTTAGGGCTCTAAGGGGATAAGATGGAAATTATTGAATTAAGTAAAGAGTATCGTTTTGAAGATTATGAACCAACGTCAAAAATAGTTCTTAACCTGGACGAGTTGAAGGGGGCGGATATTTTAGAAGTGACTGACGTATTACAGGCTCAGGGGCATGTTTCTGCTTCAGCTGCATTAGATAATAAAGTCCAGGCTGCGTTAGCTGCTCGCTGTCTGGATCGTCCGGTTGAGTATATTAACGGCTTGCCAGCGCGTGACTTCGTGAAAATCTGCCAGAGGGTACAAAGTTTTTTGCTGGCGTAGGGTTCGATCCACGCACCCCAATGGATAAGCAAGTCATGAGGGCCGCTCGTTCCCTCTCTCAATCAGAACAATTCACACCGATTTCATACTGGCTCTCGCTTCGGCTGAGTCGCCTTATCGCCTGGATTGAGCTGTTTAATGAGGATAATAAATAATGGCCAGTAATAAGAACTTTCAGCTGGCTTTTGAAATAGGCGGCAAAGTTGCCGCCTCTCTCCCAAAGAGTTTTAACGTTGCTCATCAGGCAGTGGCGAAACTTAACTCTGAGTTAACCGATCTCAGAAAAGACCAGGGCGAGGTTCAAAAGCTTCAGGCGATGAAAGCCAGGGTTGGGCAGACGGCGCTTGAATACCATAAAGCGGCCGCTCGCGTGGAAGAGCTGCAGCGGCAGATAAGTAATACCGGGAACCCAACCCGGGCGATGATCCGGGAGTTTGAAAGGGCAAAAACTCAGTCATCAAATTTACGCACATCGTTACGTTCACAGCGTGACGAACTCGCTTCGCTGAAAAACGCCTACGGTGGGGCTGATACATCAGCTAAGGGGCTGACAGCTCGTGAAAAAGAGCTGAAACTCAGCATTGATCGCAATCGTGAAGCTCAGTCTCGCAGCGTAGAGCAGGTAATCCGCTATAAAACAGCACTGGCTCAGGCCAGGACTACTATTCTGGATGCAAAACGGGCTCAGGATGAACTCAACCGGTCGCTGGAGAAACGCCGCGAGCTGAAAATGGAACAGCTCGGAGAAGCCAAAGGCCAGTTAGTCAGATCCGGTGTACAGACTACAGCTGTAGCTGCCGGGGTATTTGCTGCGGCCAATAACACGGCTAATTTTAACCGTGAGAACAAAATGATCGGCCTGACAGCAGATATGAAGCCAGCTGAGGTTCAGGCTATGGGCCAGGCGATGCTTGTCACCGGGGCTGCGACAAACCAGTTTGCGTCTGATATTCAGGCGGCTCAGGGCTTCCTGGTTGCAGCTGGTCAGGATTACAAAGAAGCTCAGGCTAACCTTCTGACAATAGGGCGTACTGCGACTGCAACCGGCTCAGACATACTCGATGTTTCCAAAGCATCCTTTACACTCAGCGATGCTCTTAAAATCGATCCCTCTCAAATGAAAACAGCTATGGGGATTCTGGTTCAGGCGGGTAAAGAGGGGAACTTCGAATTTAAGGATATGGCCAAAAATCTTCCTGTTCTTGGCGCCCAGTTCCAGGCCCTGAAAATGGGAGGGAATGAGGCAGCAGCAACAATGGGGGCTGCACTACAGATAGCCCGTAAGGGGGCATCAACCTCTGATGAAGCCGCCAACAACATGAATAACTTTATGGCGAAAATCCTTTCGCCTGAAACGCTGAAGAAGGCTCAAAAGAACTTTGGCGTTGATATGTACAAAATCGTTACTTCCGCACAAAAGAAAGGACAGAACCCGTTTGAAGCGGCAATGAAGTCTGTCATCAAAATGACCAAAAATGGCGATCAGAAATTACTGGGTGAGCTTTTTGGTGATATGCAGGTGCAGAACTTTGTCCGGCCAATGATCCAGAACTGGGAAGAATACCGACGGATTAAGGAAACCTCTCTTGGTGCTGGTGGTGCTGTTGTTGATCGCGATTTTGCGAATATCACCAAAGATAATGCGGAGCGTTTAAAGCAGCTCCGCATTCAGGCCAGTAATGCCGCACTGAGTTTTGGTCAGGCTCTACAACCAGCATTAAACGCGGCGCTTGGTGTCCTGGTGCCATTGCTTACTAAAGTCAGTGAGTTTGTCGCAAATAACCCCAATCTGGTATCGCAGATTGTATTGACGGCCGGGGCGTTACTGGCAATGAGAACCGCGGTTATTGCCTGTCGTGTGGCGATGCTGGCGCTGTCTGTAGCAACAAAAATGACTCCTTTTGGCTGGATACAGCTGGCTATATCGGCTCTCGTTGCGGCCGGGGTTTTGCTCTATCAGAACTGGGACAAGATCAAGGCCTGTGCGGTAAAGGTGTGGCCAACAATCAGGGAATATGGCGTTAAGGCTCTTGAAGGACTGAAATTTGTATTCATGAATTTTACGCCTGTTGGCTGGCTGGTACAGGCCTTCAAAGCGGGGGCTGACATACTTAACACCATCAACTGGAGCGACTCCGGGGCTAAAATTATTGAAACCCTGATCACCGGTATTAAATCGAAAGCTAGTGCTCTGGTTGATGAGGTGAAGGGTGTTTTTGCGACCGTTCGTGAGTACCTGCCATTTTCTGACGCAAAGCGCGGGCCATTCTCTCAACTGACTAAATCCGGTGGCGCAATAATGGCCACGCTGGCCTCTGGAGTTAACGGGAGTAACAGCCTCCAGACTGCAATTTCAGGTAAGTTCGGGCAGACCCGCTTTTCTCCTCATGGAATATCAGTTGCAGGAGGCCTGTCATCTCGCTCGGGAGCCTCCGGGGGCGCCGTCATACCGCCTGGTGGGATTACATACGCACCAGTGATTAATCTTCCCCCTGGTTCACCAAAGGAAACAGAAGCGGCTGTACAGAGGGCGCTGGACGCGGGTTACTCAGATTTTGAGAAGAAAATGAGCGCCCACCTTTTTCAGAGTCGGAGGTTAAGCTTTGGATAATTACAGGACCATACAGGGCGATGCCTGGGACAGCATTGCCGCCAGACTATATGGAAATGAATATCTGTCTTATCTGCTTGTTGATGCCAACCCAATGCACCGTTTAACGGTGCTTTTTTCTGCCGGAGTCATCCTGACTGTTCCTGATGCACCTGCAAAGCCGGCAACCGTGAATAACCTGCCACCGTGGAAGCGAAACAGTGTTACGTAAAACTCTTTTTGACGTGATTTACCAGAATATGGATATCACGGCTGACATGCAGCCTGACATTCTCTCAATATCGTATACCGATAATGAGGACGGACAGGTTGATGACATCGCTATTACGCTGAAGAACGACGACGGGAAATGGTCTGGCGACTGGTCACCTGAAAAAGGGGACTTTATTCGTCTTGTCTTTAAGCCATTCAATCAGATAGCGCTGGAGTGTGGCAGTTTTCAGGTTGATGGTATCACATCGTCTGGCCCTCCTTCTGTTGTTGAGGTTAGCGCGGTATCTGTACCCGTAGCCGCTGGTGTACGCCGTGATTTGAAAAGCAACGCCTGGGAGAAAACTACGCTCAGGGATATCGCTACATCAATAGCGAAGCTGGCCAACCTTGAGCTGATGTTTCTTATCGATGAGGGCAGTAATCCATATTACGAACGTGAAGACCAGATGGAGGAAAGCGACTTAAAGTTTCTCCATCGTCTTTGTCAGGATGAAGGCGTGTCCTTAAAAGTTACGGATAGTCAGCTTGTGATATTTGCTCAGGAAATGTTTGAGGAAAAAGAGCCAATAGCAACCCTGACGCTGGGTGTTGATGAAATTATTCGTTATTCCTTCAGTGCTCAATCTTCTGATTTGTATAAGAGCTGCACCTGCAAATATCGGGTACCTAAAAAAAGAAAATCACTGGCGTATACCTGGGAAGATCCTTCTGTTGAAGATGGCGCCAACCTCAAAATCAGAAAACTGGTCGCAAACCTCGATGAGGCGAAGCGTAAAGCGAAAGCGGCGTTGAGATTAAAAAACCGATATCAGAATACCGGTTCTTTGGTGTTGCCTGGTGATACCCGACTTATTGCAGGCGTCACGCTCAATTTAGCCGGGTTTGGTAAATTTTCTGGTAAGTATCTGGTTTCAAAAGCAACTCATGCCATTAGTAACGGTGGGTATACCACATCGGCCGATATTCGTAGAGTCATTGAAGGATACTGAATGAACGATTTAGAAACATTGATTCGCCAGCTTATCCGGGTTGGTGTGGTGTCTGATATTGATGAAAAAAGAGTGACGGTCAGAGTCACTTTTGATGATCAGGACAATGTGACCTCAGCCAGTTTGCAGGTCATTGTGAAAAATACGGATGAGAATGCTGATTACTGGATGCCTGATGTTGGTGAGCAGGTTTTATGCCTGTTTTTTCCCGTTGGACCGCAGCAGGGTTTTATCCTTGGCAGCTTTTACGATGAAACGCATACCCCTCCTGCAAACACCGTAAACAAGCGCGTTATCAGATTCAGGAATGGAACCCGTATTGAGAATGACAGGGAATCAAATTCATTGCTGGTCGATGCTGTTGGTGATGTGACGGTTAAAGCCACAGGAACCGTCACGATTGATGCGCCGGAAACCATCATAACGGGTAATGCCACAGTGAAAGGTCTGCTTACCTATCTTGGTGGCCTGAAAGGTAGCTCTGATGGTGGAAATGCTGCGGATATTCAGGGGGAAATTAAGGTTACCAAAGGCGATGTTGTGGTGGACGGTATTGGCGTTAAGAAACACCACCATGATGCACAAGGGGAGCATTCACCGACAACGGAGGCAAAAGCATGATTGTTGGCATGTATGGCTCAATGCCGTTTGTGGCGTCCTCAATGGTGGTGAATACGTTCGCCAATTTTAAGCGTTCATCAAAGCGCCGCCTGGCACGTCATGAAGTTATCGGCCTCAAACCGGTTCTGGAAGATATTGGACCGGATCTGGATGAGGTTAGCTTTACCATGCGCCTCGATACAACGCTTGGTGTAGTGCCGCTGGCTGCGTTGTCATTACTGCGAGTTATGCATAGCGCACAGGAGGTTAACCCGGTTGTCATTGGTATCCAGTATTTCGGTAATTTTGTGATTTCTGACATTGATGAAGGCTGGACATATTTTGGCCCGACAGGAAACCCCCGGGTGATAAACGTGGGTATCAAACTACTGGAGTCGGGTCAGGCCTCGCTCGCCGAAGCGTTGGTAGATATTGCGGGTGATGTTGAATCTAAAACTAAAGGTGCATTAGGAAAATTATTATGAGCAAAGACACCTGGCCAGTATCAGCGTCTTCGTATCGTATTAACTGGGCGCCACAAACTGTTGTTGAAGAAGTTCTGCAGAATGTCTCGACAATTCTGGTCACTCAGACTGGTACGGTCCCCTATTCACGAAAACTGGGGGTCACGTCCGGTCTGGTGGATAGCCAGACACCTGTTTTTATTGCTATGGCCACGCGAGAGATTATTCAGAAAGTCAGTGAGTTTGAACCTCGCGCGATTATCCATTCAGTCAGTTTTGACAAGGCGAATGCTTCAGATGGCGTTATACGGCCGAAACTGGTTATAGGAGTCAAAGGATGAATTTACCTCGCGGGGGATTACCCGATATTACCTTTGCTGACTCAGATCCGTCACAAATCATTACCCGGGCTATAAAAGGATTCGAGGCAATCACAGGTGAAACACTGGCGCCAGCAGATCCGCGACGCCTTTTTATTCAGTCGCTGTGTTCGGTTATCGTTCAGCAACGTAAGGCAATTGATTATTCGGCAAAGCAAAACCTGCTGTCATATGCTACAGAAAGTAGTCTCGATCATCTTGGTTATATGACAGATACTCCAAGGCTTGAGGCTCAGTCGGCCCTCACTACGTTTGAATTCAGGCTATCAACAGTATTGACGGGAGCTTATACCATCCCGGCAGGTACACAGATTACGACCGGGAATAATGTTATTTTTCAGACTGATGTTTTAACTGAAATCCCGCCAGGTTCACTGAGTGGGACAGTCTCAGGACATGCCCTGATGCCTGGTGTTTCAGGTAATGGTTTTTTACCCGGCCAGATTAATGCACTGATAACGCCTCTCCCCTATGTGGCCAGCGTCAGTAATCTGACGGAATCGAATTCTGGAGCTGATCAGGAGGATGATGATAACTATGCTGAGCGCATTCAGCTGTCACCGGAAAAACTTTCGACGGCAGGGCCCGAGGATTCCTATAAATACTGGACAAGAACCGCTAACCAGAACATCAAAGATGTGAATGTTTATACGCCTGCGGCCGGAACTGTTGAGATTCGTTGTCTGCTTAAGAACGGTGACATTCCATCTGATGAGCTTCTGGAGCAGATAGGTAATGTTCTTTCCGCCACTAATATCAGACCGTTTACTGATCATGTGATACCCAAAAAGCCAGACAAGGTTGATTATGATATTTCGATAAAATACTGGATAAGTACAGATGATAAAAGCAGGGCTACTTTAATTCAAAGTGAAGTCAGTAAGGCACTTGAAGAATATAAGTTGTGGCAGCGTTCTGTTATGGGGCGAGATATTAACCCTGATGAAATAATATCGAGATTTAAAAATGCAGGGGCTAAACGCCTTGAAATAACCAGTCCGGTATTTACTGTAATTAGTGAAATTCAGGCGGCAAGAGAAAGAAATATAGAATGTACATATGAAGGGTTAGAAGATGGTTGATATCTCAGACATTAGTTTGCTGGATGTATTACCTCAGAATTTAGCTCAAAACCCTGATGTGATAGCTATGTCAAAAGCTATCGATGACGAACTACATGCAATTAATAAATTAATCCCTAAAACCACTATATATGGGCTAATTGATGGTCTTGAATCTGCGGTTCTCGACCATCTTGCATGGCAGTGGAACTCTGACACATGGCGGGATAACTGGCCTGTTTCTCTCAAACGCTCTGTTTTTAAATCCATTATCAGGACTAAGCGCATAAAAGGGACCAGAGCGGCCGTTGAAGACGTTGTCAGCAGTCTTGGCGGTGTCGTTGATATCAAGGAGTGGTTCGAACAGTCGCCTCGTGGAGAACCATACACGGCTTCTGTTGTTGCTTCAATTAACTCCTTTGATGGTGCTGTACCTTCGAAGGAGATGCTTGATGATGTAATAAGGAGCATAAAATACGCTAAGTCAGCCAGAACATTATATTCATTCTCACAGGTGGCTAATATTTCAGGCGGTATCGGTATTGCTGGTGGTCTTCAGTCTGTCTCGTATGTCCGGTTGACTGGAGAGGGTTAATAATTCACTTCTTTAATATTTGTCTTTTCTATAGATATTTAATGACGGACTAAAATGGATAAATTAATATTCACAATAACTGACGCCGGGCGTCAGGCAATTATTAATGCCTCGAATACCGGGACCGGGAAGGTTGAAATAAAATCAGTTGGAATAGGTTCCAGTTATTATATCACCTCACCAGAACAAACTGATATTCATGATGAAATTAAACGAATAGCAAGTATCGGTGGGGCGGTGATATCACCGGATACAATCCATGTGACAGCGAAAGATGATACTAAAGATGAATATGTTGTACATACAGTAGGGTTGTATACTGATAAAGGTACATTATTTGCGGTTTACTCAAGGGCAGAACCGATAATAAATAAATCAGCATCAACAGTTATGTTGATATCCAGTGATATAACCTTTAAGTCAATTGATACTGCGAATATTACATTTGGGGATGTTGTATTTATTAACCCTCCGGCATCAGAAAGCGTTGTTGGGGTTTCCCGATTTGCGACTGCTGAAGAGGTTGGGGAGGGTCTGGACCCTGCTATTGCTGTCTCGGCGAAGCGCCTGAAAGGTGAGCTGGATAAGAAAGCAAATTTAGATAGCCCAAACCTTACAGGAACGCCTACAGCGCCAACGACCGCTGAATCTGATAATTCACAAAAGATAGCGACTACCGCGTTTATAAAACAGGTTCTGCTTGCTTACGCTAAGCTGGACAGCCCTAATTTCACAGGGAAACCTACAGCTCCAACTGCTGATCAGAGTTCTAATGACACCCAACTTGCAACAACGGCATTTGTCAGATCGGCTATTGCAGCTCTTGTCGACTCATCTCCAGGGGCGCTGGATACTCTTAATGAGCTGGCTGCAGCGTTAGGTGATGATCCTAACTTTGCAGCCACAATGACTAATGCGCTTGCCGGAAAAATGGATAAGGCCGCCAATGGCGCGGATATCCCGAATAAGTCGATGTTTGTACAAAATATCGGAGCGCTTCCTGCATCAGGTACGGCTGTCGCAGCGAACAGACTGGTATCACGTGGTGCGCTTCCGGTACTGACTGGCACGACAAGAGGCGGCGATAACGGCCTCATCATGGGCGAGGTCTACAACAACGGCTATCCAACGGAATACGGGAATATTTTGCGTCTGACCGGAACCGGTGATGGGGAAATCCTCATTGGCTGGAGCGGGACAAATGGTGCGCCAGCGCCCGCATATATTCGCAGCCATCGGGATACCGCCGATGCTGAGTGGTCCGAATGGGCAATGCTGTACACCACATTAAACCCACCTCCGGATTCGCATCCAGTAGGGGCGGCGATTGCATGGCCATCTGATGCTACTCCGGCAGGTTACGTTCTGATGCAAGGGCAGACGTTTGATAAGTCTGCTTATCCGCTACTGGCGATGGCGTACCCGGATGGTGTTATTCCGGATATGCGCGGCTGGATGATTAAGGGCAAACCGGCCAGCGGTCGCGCGGTATTGTCACAGGAACAGGACGGCAACAAATCTCACACGCACACCGCGCGGGCACAGGATACGGATCTCGGAACGAAGAGCACCTCGTCATTTGACTATGGCACGAAAAGTTCCAGTTCTGGCGGCGGTCACGCCCACGAATTCGGCGGTTATATCAACTCATACTGGGGAGATTCAAATCACACCTCATTTCAGCCTGGAAATGGTGCCTGGACACAGGCCGCTGGCGACCATGCGCATACAGTTTATATCGGAGGACACGAGCACACCATGTATATCGGTCCACACGGCCACGTCGTTATTGTGGACGCCGACGGTAATGCGGAAACCACAGTTAAAAACATTGCATTTAACTACATAGTGAGGCTGGCATGATTAAATTAATTTTATCCGCTCCTGAACCTGCAATGGCGGCGGCATTTGAATGTTATTTTCAGAATACCGACAATGTGGAAATTATCCCCGAACCGTTTGAAACCATACCGGAATTTGATTGTATGGTCAGCGCAGCCAACAGCTTTGGCCTGATGGATGGTGGCGTGGATGCCGCTATAACGACATATTTCGGCACTCAGTTACAAAGACGCGTTCAGAAATATATTATTCAGGAATATCTCGGAGAGCAGCCTGTCGGCACAGCCTTTATCACTGAGACCGGTGACGGCGAACATCCGTGGCTGATTCACGCCCCGACGATGCGCGTTCCGTTGATTATTGACGGTACTGACGCGGTTTATAACGCAACACGGGCGGCGTTACTGGCAATATTTCAGCACAATAAAAGTGTGGCGGAATATAAAAAAATAAAATCAGTTGTGTTCCCTGCCATGGGGGCCGGATGTGGTCAGGTTCCCCCTGAAAGCGTCGCCCGGCAAATGAGGCTGGCGTGGGATGGTTTTATTAACTGTGCCACGGAAATTAACTGGCAATACGCCAGCGACCGCCAGAATGCTGTATTCAGCACAACGGCATACTGTCCACAGACGCTTTGTCCGAACGCCAGAACGGAATATATCGGTTTTGGTGATTACAGAACGTATTGCAAAAAATCAGGCGGCGTCTGCATCAGCCCGCGCCATCAGTCTGATATCCGTATCGGTGCTCACGCTCACGGTGTAGAAATCGGCGCACACGGGCATCCACTTCATACAGAATGCTCGCACGCGCATTCTCTCGTTTAATCCGGAGTGAAAAAATGACGTTTAAAATGAGCGATAAAGCGCAGACAATTAAAATTTATAATCTGCGTTCAGATACTAACGAATTTATTGGCGCGGGCGATGCGTATATCCCACCGCACACCGGATTACCGGCTCACTGTACGGATATTGAGCCACCGGAAATCCCGGCAGGAAGTGTCGCGGTGTTTGACAGCGAAAAAAACACCTGGAACGTCGTCGAAGACCACCGGGGGCAGACGGTATACAGAACGGATACCGGGGAGGCGGTCTGGATTTCTGAACTGGGGCCATTACCGGAAAACGTGACGACCATTTCCCCGGACGGTCAGTATGAAAAATGGGACGGTACAAAATGGGTGAAAGACGAAGAGGCAGAAAAAGCCGCCCGGCTTCGTGAAGCGGAGGAGACTAAAAAACGACTTCTGCAACTGGCGACAGATAAAATAGCCCCCCTTCAGGATGCAGTTGACCTGGAAGAAGCGACAGACGAAGAAAAAGCCCGGCTTAATGCGTGGAAGAAATACCGTGTTCTGGTAAACCGTGTTGATACGTCAAAACCTGAATGGCCGGAGGCCCCTGTAGCCTGACAACAAAAAAAAGCGCTTCAACGTAGCCAATACAGGAAAGCCGTCGAAGCACATAGCAGCCAAAAAAAGTGTTTCAAAACTGCCTTACCTGCCTGCATCAGTTGAAACACATGCTGCAAAATTTCGGACGTAAGTCTGAAACATGCAAAAGGAGCTTAACAACGGTGATTCGTTGATTACAAGCCTGCGGAAAAAGGCTTGTTGGCGGTGGTATTTCTGCGCTCGCACTAATAATGGAACCATCTGTATAAGGAGCAGGATAAAGGCAGAAACACCACCATTGGGTTGATGCAGTCCGTCCCTGTCACACTAAAACCCTCAGCACAACCGGACTGCATCGTGTCAGGATAATGGTCAACCTGACAGGGCTAATACTGCTAACGGTAAACACCGGGTGTCAATAACAGGCAAAAAAAATCCGCCAACCAACGGCGGAAACAACGTAAGAGTATAAAGCAAGGGAATACTAATCGATCAGTCTGACAACGGGTAACAACCTTAGTCAATCACACACAGTAGTGGCGGTGGTGTTTCTGCACCCGGAGCGCACCATTGTTTACAGAGGACGGCAAGGGAACCAGAAACACCACCAAGCCAGGTTGGTGGAGAACCTGACACAACTAATATTCTTATCAATTTTACAAAGGATTTATATTAATCATTTTGCATGTTAGTATGTGCTATTGTTTTAAATTTACAGGTCTTTTTAAAGAGGTATGACCACAATAACGATTGTAACTGCTTATTTTGATATAGGCAGAAGTCAATGGACATCGCAAAATGGGTTTGCCCCCCGTATTGAGCGGACTACTGATGAATATATGGCTTGGTTTTTCAATCTTGCTGAACTCGAAAATGAGATGGTTATTTTTACTTCACCCGATCTCAAACCCAGAATTGAGGAAATCCGGAGAGGAAAACCAACAACAATTGTTACATTAAATTTCAATAAGAAATTTCGTCATATCAGGCGCCGGATCGCTTCTGTACAGTCGGATGTAGCGTTTAAGCTCCGAACACCCGTAGAGCAGCGGGGGAATCCAGAATATCTGTCGGCTGATTACGTTTTACTCTGTAATCTGAAAACATACTTTGTAAATCAGGCTATCAGGCAGAGGTTGATCAAAGACGATATGGCTGCCTGGATTGATTTTGGATATTGTAGAGATTCTGATACCACTAGTGGAATAAAAAAGTGGTCCTGGCCCTTCAATAAGGAAAAAATGCATTTTTTTACGATCAGAAGAGGGCTTAAACTTGAAACACTGGAATCAGTGTACAACTGTATGTTAGGTAACCATGTGTATATCATCGGTGGCGTTCTGATCGGAACGCTGGAAAAGTGGCAAGAACTTTACCGACTGGTGTGGCATTGCCAAAAGAAGGTGTTGAGAGAGAATATTGTGGATGATGATCAGGGAATATTTCCGATGTGTTATTATTACAGGCCTGACATGATCAAGTTAAACTATCTGGGTAAAAACAAGTGGTTTGACTTATTCAAATGCAAGGGAAAGCGAACGATTCGTACCTTTTCTCACAGGATGAAAATGTTATGTCTGCACAAATAAATATTTTAATTTATAAAAAAGCCCGGCATGTAGATTACGACGGGCTTTTAAGAACTGAAAAATTTATTTTTTACTCTGTATCTTTAAATAAGACAGATTTTTCATTTGCTGCCTTCACTCTGTCGTTATTCATTTCGCTATTAACAATTTTTTTATCAAGCGTATAACCAATGAGACGTGAAAGGATATATTTATTCATAAGACTACTCAGCCATCCATCCTTGTTTCTGAATTGTTCAATGAACGAACAACCAAATTTGTTATTGGTAGATTTGTACAGAAAAGGTATGTACCATTGATCCTTGCCTTTCATAAGTCCATGGCCTTTATTTACCACTTCTCCGTGATCTGAGGTATAGAGGAATATATAGTTATCGCTGTGTTTTGCTACATCATTGAATAATGAAGAAACAACTCTGTCTGTTTTATGAATAGTTAAATCGTATTCTTCAGCTCCGGGTAATGCTTCCTTATCTTCTGCATCGTAGTTATGGTAAGGCTTATGGTTGCCAAGCAGGTGAACTATTATAAATTTTTTAGGGGCAGACGTATCTTCCAGCGCGTCAGTCAGCATTGGTACCAGATGTTCATCATGTCCATTTGTCAGTCTGACAATGTCGCTTTTCCTTGCAATAAACCCATATTTTGAGCTGAATAATCCCTCAAGTTCCTGAGAACCAATCCACCAGGTTTTATACCCATTAGCTTTTGCCATTTCTATAATGGATTTATTCTTGAATAGGTTGGTATCGCTTTCTGGTGTACTGAATGAGAATGTCATTGCAAGAGAATCTCTCGTATCAGGGGCACTGGAATGAACGTTTTTGACAAGGCATGATTGGGAGTATGTGAATATTTTTTGTAACTCTGGATTTGTCGGCTTAGGATACCCGTAAATACTGTACCTTGAAAATAGCGAAGATTCTCCCATTACGATAACAATAGTATTAGTACCGTTGTCTTCTTTGCCGATTATAGCTTTGTTGAAGTCTGGTATTATTGATGTGTTAGAATAGCGGTCATTTAATAGCATTGTACTGGCAAAATATGCCACGTCACCTATAACGGTGGGGAAGTAACTTTTAATCAGCTTGCCTATTGTAGAGCGTGATTCTTGTATACCCGCTTTAATATAATCTTTTTCCGGTAAAAAATTCTTAACTATAAGGATTGCAACTAGTGTGTATAAGAGAATTACAGCTTTCGGAATCCATTTGAAAAAAAACTGATTTTTATAAAATCTATTTACCCCGTAAGTAATAACTAAGGTTAATAAAATCGTTATTCCTAAAATTTTAACACCATCACTTAAAAATATTCCTTTTGTTTCGATAAGATTTGTTTCCACAATAGAGCTGATAATATCAAAAGATATCTGTTCCCTGAAAACGATGAAATAAGAAATCTCGGATGACAGTAAAAAAATGAGAATGCAACCAATAATGCGTGGCGTCAGGTTTCTACATCTTAATAAATAAAAAGAAATTAATAAAAAAGACAAGGTGGAAAGAAATGGAATAGAGGAGTCTTTGTCAAACACAACTTTATTAATAAGATATGTAATTATCATCAGTATCATGATAAGTATAACGCCATGTTGTTTTTGTTTCATTTTATAAACCATAAGCAGTATTGACAAAGGAATGTTAATTCAGCGACTAGTTATTTTGACAACAAAAATTTCTTGCAATCAATCGGCACCATTAAAACAGTTAGGCCAGTGATGTTTCTGTACCCGGAGCACTTACACCACTATCACAGAGGATGATAAAGACAGAAACACCATCATTGGTGGTGATGCAGTCCGTCCATCCCTGGTTCAAATCCCTGCGCCATTGGACTGCATCATGCCAGGACATAGCATATGAACCTGACACAACGAATACTGCCAACGGTAAATACCTGGTGTCAATGACGGGTAAAAAAAACCGCCAACCAGTGGCGGAAACAACGTAAAAATATACAGCAAAGGAACATTAATACTTCAGCATGACAACGAGGAAATCCGCATTCAGTCGGACCACTAAACCAACAGGGAGGGTGGTGGTATTTCTGTACCCGGAGCGCCAGTACCACTATCACAGAGGATGATAAAGGACAGAAACACCACCATAGAGTTGGTGCAGTCCGGACCCTATGCCATATGCGGATTAATGCATCCCCGGACTGCACCATGCCAAGCTGATGGAAAACCTGACGCAACTGATTTTGATAACGGTAACTGTAAGATGTCAATGCCTAGCGAAAAAATGAGATCAATTCCGGATTCTTTTTTCTATAAGAATGAGGCTAGCAGTCAGTATAATCAATATTACTGCGATTATCCCGAGTAGTCCAAAAACACCATCCCATGAGTAATATTTTTGGATCATAGCGATAGGTGCCCCAGCGAGTGCTGCTCCAACGTAAGTTACACCACCTTTCAGTCCTGTTGCAGCACCGGCCCCATCAGTGTGTGATGCTTCAATGACGCCTAATGCAAATAACATCTGGGGGGCATAAATTCCGGCACCAATAATAAAAAAAGATATAGCGACCAAGTAATAATGAATATTAATTGTTAAAATTACACTTCCCATTCCAAGCAATAAAACTATAGTATAAATCAAAATGGTTACCCATCTGTCAGCATGAAAAAACTTATCAGATATTATTCCTGATGTTAATCCACCTAAAATCCCCCCAACTTCAAACCATGCAACAAGTGAGTTTGATTTAATTAAATCCCAGCCCAATGCTTTTACAAAGTAGACACTTACCCAGTCATCGGTTACTGTTCGAATAACATATATACATAAATCTCCACAGATTGCTATCCAGATTATTGGGTTATTTAAAATATAAGTGCAAAACATTTTCCAAATGGTAAGTCCGGCTTCGGAACGTTTATTTAGCTCAAGCTGTTTTTTGTCATTTTTCCAAACGCCAACATTAGGTAGCCCGTATTTTTCTGGTTTATCGCGCATGAAAATGGCGGAAATGATGGCTTGTACTAATGTAATAAATGCTGGAACGAAAAAAGCATATCTCCAGTTACCAGTATAAGTAATAACGGCTGATGCGATGAGCGGTGCAAGCGCGCCGCCAACATTGTGCGAAGTGTTCCATAATGAATACCATCCCCCTCTTTCTGATTTTGAGTACCACTGGCTGATTGCCTTGGCTATGGGAGGGAAACCACATCCTTGAGCAATTGCAGTAAAGCAATATAATGTTAGCAGGATAGTAACGTTATTGCACATACCGATGCCAACATTGATCATCGCAATGACCAATAATACCGGAGCCAAAAATACCCGAGGATTAATTCTGTCAGCCAGTAATCCAGAACCAAATTTTGATACGCCATAAAGTATGTAATAAATAGATGATGCTGTCCCAAATTGCACAGCAGTCATCCCAACATCATGCATTAAAAGTGGGGCTGCGGCAGCAAAGGCCTTTCTGGATATATACATTACTGTGTATGTTAAAAACGTGGTTACAATAATTTGCCATCTTATTTTTTTATAAATGGAATCATTCATTTTAGTTTCTTTATGTCAGTGGGTTGAGAACAGAGCCATGACTACCAGGTTAGGATGATGCAAATCAATTAATATCGAATGAAACTGGATTGTGTCATGACCAACCTAACAGAAAAATACTGCTAACGGTAAACACCTTGTGTCAATGGCAGGCAAAAAAATCCCCGGACTGAGCGGAACGGGGATTTTTAGTTTCAACACAACAAACGCTAACGAAATGAATGCTGACCATAGCCAAAGCCAGTTTCTGTACTCTGGCAACGGTTTTGTGTGAATGTCAAACGGGAGGTTGTAAGGGGGCATGCCACTGCGAGGATGGTGCAGTCCGGACCCTATGCCAGATGCGGATTAATGCATCCCGGACTGCACCGTGTCGTCAGGATGATGGAGAACCCGACGCAGGTGATACTGATAACGGTAACTGTAAGATGTCAATAGAAGAAAAATTTTATGGGGGTGAATTTTTATACCATTATTTCTGATAAACACATATTTGGTTTCGCCCGGAATTTTTGGCTTTGTATAAAGCTTGATCTGCTAAGGAGATTATATCTAGCTGAAAACAATCCAGTTTTGGTAACAAACAAAGACCAACACTAACGGTTATTGGAACTGTAATTGTATTATTTACAGAGGCTTCAACATTTTCCCTAATTCGTTCTGCAATTTTTCTGGCTGCACTAATATTCAAATTGTATAATAATATAATGAACTCTTCACCACCTAAGCGAGCAAGAATATCGTCAGGGCGAATATTCTCCTTTATGATGTTGGCTGTGTTTTTAATAACAATATCACCTGTTTTATGTCCCCAGGTGTCATTTATTTTTTAAAATGATCAATATCGATAATAATTATGCATATTTGTTTTATATTATTATCTTCAAGTAAAGAATGATATTCTTTGAAAAAGTATCGTCTGTTATGTAGGTTTGTTAGTTCATCATTAAAAGCCATTATATTAGAATGTCTTAGGTTTTTAAGGCTTTCAAACATCATCAATGAAACTATGAATAATTTCATCATTACCTCTATCCCTCGACTAATGAACCATACAGGATATTTAGCCTCATTAAATGTAAGTAAAATGATATTACATAAGATACTGGTGAGACATAATAAAGAGATATAAGTATAAAACTTATGTTCTAATTTTACTTTTCTTAATGTAACAGATAAAAGCAGCAGTGACCATAATGCAATGACTGATTTTATACATACAATTTCCCATTCCAATTCGTTTTTAATCAGAAAGTTATTTTTGAGAAATAAATAATATTGAGAGTTGCATACATAATATGTGATTAAAGGTAGGCTGATAGTTGTTACTATACCTAAAATAAGGGTAATGTTATCCTTGAAAGCGTTTTTTAAATCAGGCTTGTTATTTGATATATATACAGCAAGGGATAATAATAGCACAAAATTTAATTGTCTGAAAAAATAGAAGACAGCGATTCGCTCTGAGTTTGTTTGTATTTCAGTAAATTCATTTGCGGTTTTTTGTATAATGAAAATTGTTTCAGTGAAGTAGACTAACCCACTAAAAAATGACAGGCCGAGAAGAAAGACAGAATTATCTTTTTTATTTATGATGAATGACATAAACATGAAGATGGATATAATTATATTTATGAAAAATAAGGCGACGAGTAAAATTTGATGATTTACACTAGGGGTAAGCTTTATAAATGTATGATTCTTATCAGGAAGAACAATGAATAACGTAACAAATAATATGAATAATAAAAAGGCGATTGTTGATATGGAACTTGGTTTTCTCATGATATGAAATTTTACTGATTTCTTTCGTTAACTAATTTTATTAATATGTTTATAAGAAAATTTGATTTAGATTAGGCTTTTAAATGAATACTTATTAAATAATAACGAAACTGCAATCCAACTACAACTATCTTCGTTCTCACTGTAAAAGTTTCCCAAACTGTGAGGAAATCTTGTCACAATAAATGCTAACGGTATGAATATTGGCCATTGTCATAACTAGCTTGGGTACTCTGGCAACGGTTTTGTGTGAATGTCAATATGCTGATACTGGTTGTTTGCTGGATGTGAAAATGGTGTGAGTGGTCTATTTATAGAGCCGCAGCGCGCCGTATGCAGGAGCGCGCTGCGACTGGTTTGAGATTTTACTAAAATCTGGGCTATTAAGAAATGTATTAGCATAATATGAAGTTTCAAAGCGCTTAATCTGAAGTTAGCCACATATCAGCCTCTTCAGACATTTCCTCCAGCATGCGGTTTAGCCGCTTTTTCTCTGTTTTAGTGTAATTGCCGTTTAAGGCGTTAGCCTGCATCGGGAAAGATCCAGTGTACACGCCTAGTCAGCTCGTTAAGAATGATGTTTTTTGCGGCGGGTAACCCCCCTACATTGCGTTTGTCGTAAACGAGTTCCACAAACATAAGGCATTCCTTTTGCTGGGTGTATACACAGTTATTTTCTATCTGGTTATTTACACCGTGTCAATGTAAAAAAGAGAAATGTCTGGGGCACCAGTGGGGCAAAAAGGGGGTTTTGGGGGCAAAAAAGAACGTATAAAATTCGGTAAAGTTTATATAGTACCGAAATGAAACCTTTGTAACTCACTGAAAAATCATGTGCTCTTGGACGATCTTTAGTGATTTTGAAAATTATACAATCACGTCCTTTCAATGATAGCGTATCAGCTTGATAATGCGTTTGAGATCGTGTGCTTAGCTAACCCGGGAGATTCACTATGCAGTTTTCAACAACCCCAACGCTGGAAGGACAAAGCATCGTGGAGTATTGCGGTGTGGTGACGGGCGAAGCCATTTTAGGCGCCAATATTTTCCGCGATTTTTTCGCCGGCATTCGGGATATCGTCGGCGGACGTTCCGGCGCGTATGAGAAAGAGCTGCGTAAAGCGCGTGAAATCGCTTTCCAGGAACTTGGCGAGCAGGCTAAAGCGTTGGGCGCCGATGCGGTGGTAGGCATCGATATTGATTACGAAACTGTCGGCAAGGATGGCAGTATGCTGATGGTCAGCGTCAGCGGAACGGCGGTGAAAACGCGCCGATGAGAGCGCTACTGTGGCTGGTGGGTCTCGCGTTGCTGTTAACAGGCTGCGCGAGCGAAAAAGGAATTATCGATAAAGAGGGATATCAGCTTGATACCCGACATCGGGCGCAGGCGGCCTATCCGCGCATTAAAGTTCTGGTGATTCACTATACGGCGGAAAACTTTGACGTTTCGCTGGCGACGTTAACGGGTCGCAACGTCAGTTCGCATTACCTGATTCCCGCAACCCCGCCATTATATGGCGGTAAACCGCGCATCTGGCAACTGGTGCCGGAACAGGATCAGGCCTGGCATGCGGGCGCCAGTTTCTGGCGAGGCGCCACGCGTCTCAATGATACGTCTATTGGCATTGAGCTGGAAAATCGCGGCTGGCGAATGTCCGGCGGGGTGAAATCTTTCGCGCCGTTTGAATCCGCGCAAATTCAGGCATTGATTCCGTTAGCGAAGGACATTATCGCGCGCTATGACATCAAACCGCAGAATGTGGTGGCCCATGCGGATATCGCGCCGCAGCGTAAAGACGATCCCGGCCCGCGCTTCCCGTGGCGCGAGCTGGCGGCGCAGGGGATTGGCGCCTGGCCTGACGCCCAGCGTGTGGCGTTTTATCTGGCTGGACGCGCGCCGTATACGCCAGTCGATACCGCAACGGTGCTTGCGTTACTCTCGCGCTATGGTTATGAAGTCAAAGCCGATATGACGACACGCGAGCAGCAGCGGGTGATTATGGCGTTCCAGATGCACTTCCGTCCGGCGCAATGGAACGGTATCGCAGATGCCGAAACGCAGGCGATTGCCGAAGCATTACTGGAGAAGTACGGCCAGGATTAACGCGGTAAATTTCCGTGATCGCGTAGCCAGGCGGCGGTGCGTTCAATGCCTTCGTCCAGCGTGACGATGGGCTGGTAGCCCAGCTCTTCCTGCGCGCGAGTCGTATCGAGCGTAAAATCAAAATTCAGTTTTGACACGCCGTAATGCGTTAGCGGGGGCTCTTTGGCGGATTTTTTGCCGAAGCGCTCCATACTGCGGGCGATCATATCCAGCATCGGGTAAGGCACAGAGCGAATGCGGCAGTCGATAGTCAGTTCATCTATTAACTTTTGTACGATGCTGCGTAAGGTGCGGTTTTCGCCGTTAGTGATGTTATAAGCGCGGCCAGAAGGCAGATGATCGCAGCCCGGCTGGCTGGCCAGCCACATGGCGTGGATCGCATTTTCATAGTAGGTCATATCGACCAGCGCGCTGCCCCCGTGCGGTAATAAGACGCTACCGTAATGGTGCATCATATGCGCCAGACGTGGGATAAATACTTTATCGTGCGGGCCAAACAGGCTTTGCGGACGCAACACCGTAAAACGTGTTTGCGGATTAGCCTGCGCCAGCAGATTAATCACCTCTTCACCGGCGGCTTTACTGCGGGCGAACTCATTGGCAAACCGATGCGGACGGAAATCTTCTTTGATATCACGGTGATGGTGGTAATCAAAATAGAGTGAGGGAGAGGAGATATGAATAAAATTGCGCACGCCCCAGGCGACCGCCCATTCTCCCAGGCGGCGGGTGGCGCGAACATTCGCCAGATCGAAAGCTTGTTGGGTTCCCCAGGGCGAGGTAAAGCTGGAGCAGTGCCACAACGTGTCGATCCCGGCGAGCATCACTTTAGCCTGCGAGGAGACCAGTTCGGTTAAATCCGCATGGACGAACTCCGCGCCCATTTTTTCAAGCAGCTTGCCCATCGCTTCATTGCGACCCGTCGCTCTGACGCTGATGCCTTTATTGCGCAAAAATTCAACCGCGTTTCGACCTAAGCCGCTGGTGGCGCCGGTAACCAGTACCTTCATATCAATCCACTGTGTTTAATAAACCGTCGTGCGCATTCTTCCGTGAATTACGTCGGTATGCAATGGGTGCAGTCAAAAAGATTAAAAATCAAAGGGCTGCGAAAAGATGCGGAAAAACGATGTACCTAAAATTGTACCTAAATTTCCCCTTCCAAATCCATCACTTAAACGCCGTGGAAACACTTACAGCGTCAGGGTACAACTTCCTTCGCAAATTCTGAAAATTCACTCTAAAAAATACAGTGATGTGATAGTTTCGTTGAAAAGATGTACAGATTTAATGACCGCTCAAAAAATGTTAAAAATGGTAAAAATTGGTTTTAATTTGCAACGACAACTAAAAGCAGAAAGTATATCTGAATATCGATTCAAGATTAAACAATTAATATTCAGTCTTATTGATTGTGAAAAATCTGAAGAAATAACCATGCGGGATTTATTGCAAACTATCGTTATTAATCAAGCGAAAACAGATAACGCGATATTTTTTAAGGACTGGTTTCCTAAATATCAAAAAGAAAAAATTAGCTCTGGTGAATGGACAAAAGGTACGGAAGAAACAAATCAAACAACTTATAATGAATTATCATTTTATTTAATAGATAAAAACTTAGCTTCAATGACGCATGGTGATTTTATTGAAATGCGAGAAACATATTTCAAGGATAAATTAAAAGCAGGGAAAAGTAAAAGTGAAGATACATTAAAAGCAACGGTAAATCTTAGACTTAGTAAAATAATTGCGTTTTTTAAATGGCTGCAAGTAAAAGGGATAATAAATGAGAATAGAGCAATAGATATTAAATTTAAAGATAAACGTTCAGATAATGACAAGAGAGGGACTTTCACGAATGAACAGTGTCATAGAATCCTTGATTTAATTCATGCGGGATTTAGTTGCAACAACAGTAAGAGAAGGACTTATGGTGATGATGGTGAAAGTCTGGTTCAACAACTAATTGTATTAGGTATGTTTACAGGAGCGCGTATAGCTGAACTACAAGATTTAGCTAAGGAAGATTTTTTATGTGATGCAAATGGCGCACCCAAAGGTATTTATATTCATGGTGCGGTAAAAAATTCAGCAAGTGAACGCCTTATTCCGCTTGGTGATTTCCCTAAGTGGTTTAAGTTAGATTTATCGTTGTTTCGTACTTGCAGGAATGAAGATTACAAGTATTTCACTAAGGATACACTTGGTAAAGAAGTAAATAAAACCATAAAAAAGATTATCCCAGAAGCGTTAGAAGATAATTTAACGTTTCACTCTTTCCGCCATTCATTCGAAACACGCGCAAGCAAATATGAAAATATAAATACAACACATATTGACCAGATAACAGGTCACGCCTTTAAAGATACGGGGCGTAAAATTTATCTGGCTAAAAATAAAAACTTAGACGATATAGAACATTTATTTTTAGTTATTAATAAAATTAACTTGGCATTGTTGAAGTAATATTGTTCGCTTCGCTCACGCCCCTGCGGAGCTGGTGGGGTAAAAAGAAGGTTGGTTTTGAACCCGCTTTTTCTCTACCTCACCAGCGCGAAGCGCAGCCCCGTAAGGGGCATTAATCTAATAATGTTGATATATAATATCCCCTCCTGTAAATGCTAATGCGCTTAATGCTATTGATGGTTCTACATTAAAAAATTCTGATGAACCGCCAAATTTTAAATTAAAAGGTAATGTTTGATAAGGCTTTAAAATTTCATGTGCTTTCTTTTCGGCAATGCAGGCTATTTGTCTGGAAGGGTAGGAAAATAGTGAATACAGCGTACATCCTATTCCTAGCCTGAAAGACAGTTCACTTAATCTTGCATTAACATTAGCTGTCCTTCCGATCTTTATAATCCCTCCGCAAAGAATAATGTAATTAAAATAAGTTTTTTCCCTGTTGTTCTGGCAAATCGGACATTCATCACCATAAATATGATATATACCAATTCGTTTATAAGTCCCATGCAACGAGCAATAAATGTGTAATTTAGAAAATAAATCAGTAAAATTATAATATCTGTATTTATTACTGTATTGTTGGTTTGCGGTCTGTAAGAACCCTTCGAAACTCATCACGCACTGCAATTTTTCCGCGCTGAAAAACATCACACCAATCCTCACCAGTAGTTACGGGCATAGCCCACCAACATTTATTTACTTGCGACATTGTTTTTACGGTGGCTTTTAAGCCTGTACTATCTTTATGACTATCATTATCAGTCAAAATGCATATATCAGCATTGGGGTAATATCTTCTTGCTTCTTTGGCAACGTTCAGTAAGTTATTGTTATTTCCGGCAGTTAAAAATAATGATGCCGGATATAATTCACTTATTGAGTATTGAAAAGCCGTAACCGTTCCAAAACCTTCACCAATAAATATTGTTTCAATATTCCCATCCTGATTGCGCTCACAGTGAAAAGCTCCTGACAATTGACTATCTTTAATAAATGTTTTATCGGCACTTACTGGCAGTCGTTGCAATGCGCAAAATGTATTGTCGGCGCGATAGTAATCTAATAATGTTTGACCGTGACCGCCAACCCACATCATTTTTCTAATCCCTTTGGCTAGCAGGTAAGGTGATTCTTTCCATGTGGCGTTTTTCGTGTGTTCGCTTATGCTTTGCGTAAATAATTCAAGTTTCTTATCATCTAAATCGGCAGGTTTAAATTCCTGTTTCTTCTGTTTTGGCGTAGGGCGCATATAAAAATGATTCGGGTTAGTCCATTTTTCCGATTTATTAAATCCAATACGTGCGCCTATGTCCTTATATGGTAAGCTGGTCTTTTGAGTTATTATATAAAGGGGCTGTAATATCTTACTGCCATTTATTCCACATCCCTTTCGGCAATATCCTGTCTGCGGATAGTCACCAGCTTTACGCCAGTTAAATCTATCTGACCCACCACAAATAGGGCATGGTTGACTCTTGTTCTCCAGAATTTCAATACCAAAATCACGCATGTATTCAATAGGATTTTGTTTAATATAGTTATTTAAATCAGTAAAGAAATTAGCCATTATATTTACTACCATATCGTCTTGCTGGATGTTTTGCAAAAAAGTCTACAATGTCTTGCTTTCGATACCAGATATAACCCTCTGTCTCATGGTAAATTTCTTGTGGAAATTCCTTTGGGTTAAAACGCTTTGCAGCATAGAACATAGGGGAAGTTACGCCTGAAAGGGCAATTGCATCCTTACCACATACAAGCCCTGCAAGTTGTACTTTCTGGGATTGCTCATTGATTTGTGCGGCGATTAATTTCTTATTTTCTTTGGTGTATTTTTCAATTGCCATTGAACGCAATTTTTCTTCAAAGTAATTTGTGTCGGTCATTTTATTTTTCCTAAAATTAAATACATGTCATTATTGGTACTGGCGGTGTTGGTAATGATATTGCTTTGCCATCCATTTCTATGACGCCTTTGCGAACCATTTCACTGAATGCTCTTTTTATCGAATCCTTCCTTTCCCGACATTACTATCATTTGTACTTAAAAATAATTTTAAATTGATTGGTTTAGCATATTGTTTCCTGCTGATTTCATTGTATATTGATTCTTATAGTACCAGTTGTGATGATGCACCTTTTAATTTAAGCATTAGTGATATATTTATTTTGTAGCTTGGTTTGAATGCCATAATGATATAAGAATAGGATATGAATGCAATGCATATTTTGATGGCACTTAACGCCTTAAAATATGTCAACAATAAGCCTGTAAGCCTTGTCGCGCGTGGATTCCATTGGTGCTGAGACCTTTGTTAAGATAAGCTATCAGATTCATTCCTAAGTGTTTTTATGTTTTTGTTGGATCATGATGAATAGCATTAATGGTTCATGTCGATCATAAAGCATACAACAAACCACTGTATGTAAATTCAATTTCGATAAATAGAAATTAAAAGAGCAATAATTAATTAATACTGTTTTATTTTTTCAATTAAAAATAATGAATTTAAATTGGTTAAATTTTTATTTTTCGTCAACTATATGACACCTACACCAGTGTAAAAACGCTGGTGGAAAACTGATTACTACACCATCAGTTACACCAGTGAGCAAAAAATGTTCCACCACGTTTTTTGTGTGAGGCTTGCACTTGCCTGTAAAAATAAAAGTGGTGGAATTTAGGCACGCTTACGCAAAAAATAAATTTATCATGTCGTATCATATTAATTCTGATGTGGAAAAACAGGACACATTACAGACGCTTTGCAATCACGGCTTTAAATGGGGTGTTGTGCATAAAGGTAAAATAATATTTAAAACTTTTATGAATATCAGGCACTTAACTATAAGCGCCTAATGAATTTATGGGGCGCTAAGATCCTGCCCGTTAATGATTATCTTTTGGAGTTTTTATAAATGAATGATGCATTGTTAATTTTAGGTATACCCGCATTAATTGGCGCGGCTATTGGTTATACTATTTGCTTTTTTAAAATGCGAAATACCACGCCGCAGAAACCGCAGCACATAGACCTTTCAGAAATTAAGGAATATTGTGAAGATATAGAAAATCGCGCTGTAAGCGCCTCTAATTCATTTGTAAAAGGATGGTTTAAGGATGATGTACAGAAGATAAATGATATTTATGAATGTTTAGAAACTGTATATTCAAGAATGAAAAAGAGTGATGAAAAAGAAGAAAGAACGCATAAAGCATTAGTTGATTTATTTCAAAATGCCGTCTTAAAAACCGCAGATGATGCGGAAATGAAAGAAAAAATACAAGATATGGAAAGTGAGATAATCGAGTTACGCAGAAGCATTAATAGCCTAAGTTATAGACCACGAAATATTATAGCCGATAGAATATCAAATAAAGATTAATTAATTAATCCCCTTAAATGGGGATTTTTTACGATTTGATCAAAAAATCGGCTTTCTGTATCGCATTGTGCGGCGTTTTCTCATGGTAGGTAATGCAATCCTTCAAGTAAGCAATAAAACTGCTCAGAATGGCGCATATTAAGCCGCGTCTATTTTTGATAGATATAGTCGATCAATAACCACATACAAGGTTAACACTGACTATTGTTATGAATTCATATCAGTAACTTATTGTTATATAAGGCTATTTTCTTTTTAGAAAGCGGCGTATACTTATCACCAGACGCAAAAAAGCCCCTATCAAAGAGCGCCAACTCTAAGGGGCTTTTAAACCAATCAACTACATATTTTATGGAGGTTCATCGAATGAACATCACAGCCGCCAATATTACTCCTGTTAATAAAGTACTGTCAACACGCCCAGAAGATTTAATTTCACCATCAGCCGCGCAAAAGCTAGTTGGTATTACCGCTACTGAGTGGCATTATGCAAGACGTTACCGCATTGATACTAATGATTTTCCGATAAATTACGGCGTTGGTAATGGTCGTTATGCTCTTTTTAGCGCATCAGAAGTGACAGAATTTTTTAACCGCTTTAAGAAATAAGGTGGGTTAAAATGAGTATGGAAATTTATGTTGTCTGTCATGATGAAGATGTAGGCACTACTTATTATTCAGATGGTTCAATAAGCTTTAGACAAGAAGATGAAAGCAGAATTATTGTTGGTAGTGATTCAGATTTTATTTATTACAAAGATGGGTCGCACTCATTTATTGGTGAACGAACACCCGATGAATTAATGGCGGATTTTGAATATTATGCAAGACACGGTTATTTTGATGATCCCGAAGTAGTGGAACAAAAATACCCATCGGTTACATTAAATTCTACCACTTGTTTTAATAATTATACACCTAAGACGGAATTAGATAAGATGGTAGGTGATTTAATAATTAACCCGCTTGATGATAATTACGGAATGCCAAGTTATGACGAAGTAAAACCATATCATAAGCTATTAAATAACAATCCTGTTTTAACTGGCTTGTTTGATTGGCAAATTGAAAACACTAGAACATATTGCCCTGAATTAGCATTGGCGTTTTCCGTTGCGTCAATGGCTTCTTTAATTTCTGGCAGATGGTCATATAAGGGAACGCTAACGAGTAATTTATATATTGCAGTTTTAGCCCCGACATCAGTTGGTAAAACTCAGACGATGGATTTATTTTCCAAAATCTTACAAGATTCTGGGGACGAAAATAGAATAGGCGCAGATAATTTTAAATCTGAAGGGGGTATGTCTAAAGAAGTTGCGGAAAATGCAGCAAAAACATTCATGTTAGATGAATTAGGATTTTTAATTGCGCGCATTATGTCGCCAAAAGCATCTCAGACAGATACACAGATTCAACGAGCAATCCTTAAAATGTTCACCGCTTTTAATTCTGGATATTCACCGGAGGCAAAAAGTGCAAATAGTGATAATAATAAAAATAACAGTGTAATTAAAAATGCTTGCCCATCTATTTTTGGCGTGTCAACGCCGGATGTATTCTGGAGTGCATTTTCAAGCCGTGAGGCTGGGACGGGTTTTTTAAATAGAATGGTAGTTATTGAAGCCAAGACAATTGGAAAGCGTAAAGAACCAAAAAATTCACCAATGCCAATAAATGTGGGTGAATTTGTTAGCAGTATTTATATGCGCTTTAATACGGTTGAGTCCGGTCGCTTGTTCATATCTAATGATTGCAAGACTTTAATTGATGGTGTCAATGTTGATAAACTTTTTCAGTCGGTGACAAAAATAGAAGAAGATTTGATTTTATCTGATGATAAATACGGTTGTGTTTATGCAAGGCTTGCAGAATTAACGAAACGAGTAGCAATTGTATTTCAGGTAACAAGCAATATAAACAGTACACATATTGAATACGATAACGCTCAAGCCGCATATGATTTTGTTAGATTTTGTCTTGATTATTCATATAGCAGCGCCGTAAATAGCATTAAAGATAGCAATATAGAGCGTTTGCAGGGTGAAGTAATTAAAGCGATTAACGAAATCAAGTCTGATAAATCAGGGAATGCACAAAATTATGACGGTGTAACAGGGAAATGGATTAGGGAGCGAATGTTAAAACGCAAATCATCTATTAATAATGATAAAGAAAGCGATGCAGCATTAATGAAAATGTGTAGAAATGGTCATATTTACAGAATGGAAATTAAAAAGGATTTAGGAAAGCAAACATATTATTATGTTAAGCCTGAATTTTTAAATGAATTTGAAGATGTATTTAAATCACATGGCTATAAATTGCGAAATACGATAAATTTTGAATAATAATATATTCCACCACTTCTTTTTTTAACCCGTCGATTATGGCGGGTTTTTTATTTGCATATTAAATATCACCTTCTCATCTTGGATAATCCTCATCGACCGCATCATACCCATCTAAATCCCTCAACGTGCGCCACGCTGACGCCATCAAGATACCTAATCCATACAATCACCTTAGACAAGCGCAAAACCGCTCAGAATCGCTTACACGCATTCAGTGGTTAAAAATCAAACGAGTCATGATATGTCATGGAAAAGTCAGACGTGTTTTGACACGTAAAACCCAGTAATGGCGCGGGTTTCAGGCCGATTTTATCAAAAGTCAGAAAGTCACAGTATAAAACAGGGTAAAAACATGGGGATATGGGGTAAGGGGGGTATAAGGATTTTAATGGGGATATATGACTTTTATGACTTACTATAAAACTACTATCTAACCCTTGCGGCGCTTGGGAATGTTGAGTCAGAAAGTCGCTGACTTTCCTATGACTTTAATGTCTTGATAACATTTAACACAAAAAATTAACATTTAATTGCTCATTGCGTGATCAATTTTAGCAGGAATCCAGCGGCGTCAGGCTTTGCAAGGGTGTTTTATAAAAAAGAAGTGGTGGAATATTATTCATTTACCGTCTGTATTTTTCGTTTATTTCTGTTTGTGGTAAATTCAGTGTGCCAGCGTGAAAAAGGCGCTGGTGGGGATTTGCAGCCCCAAACAAACAAAACCATTGGCAAGCAATTGCCGATGCGCGTGCGCACGTCAGTTATGGCGGTCACGGCGAGGGAGTCGAAAGGCTCGCCAGTTTTGTTTGTTTGCTGGTACTGCAAACCTCGTCGTGATCGTCACCACGGGGATGCAAGTATGCAGGAAACAGACTGGCACAAGGCGGATATTCTTGCCGCATTAAAGAAAAAGAAAATAAGTATGGCTGGATTATCTCGCGAACATGGTTTATCTGATGGGACATTATTAAATGCATTAAATCGAGACTGGCCTAGGGGTGAATTAATTATTGCAAATGCAATCGGCGTTTCACCTCAAGAAATTTGGCCTTCTAGATATTATGAAAAAGATGGCTCTCCGAAAAATCGTGTAATTCGAAAGCCTATTTAAATAAATCAATGCGTCTCTAATTTAAGGGGCGCATTTTGTTTTACTGACTTCTTGTGTAGTGGGGTATGCCGCGCGCGTGTGCGTAATGGATATTAATTAATTTGTATTTATGTACTAGTTAGAAAATACGAATTTCACAGGCCAACTTAATTAGCATTGTTCCGCTTCGCTCCACCGCCTACGGCGTGGTGAGGTAGAGAAAAGGCGGGTTCAAAACCAACTTTCTTTTTACCCCACCAGCCCCGCAGGGGCGTGAGCGAAGCGAACAATGAGCTCAATATGATTAGCTGTTAATTCCTAATTGCTCATTCCATTCTCTAACCCACATAGCTGTTTGTTGATAGTCGCGGGCAGCACCAAATCTAAAAGTTGAAAAATCTGGGAGATGGCAAATATATCCATGAAAAGATAATTCTTTTTCTCTGGTATCCATATTTCCCTGAATCCATTCAAGGTAAACCCCATGTAAATGGCGCTTGGTTTCTGCTTTGGTCATTTTCGTTACTCCAGTAAAAGGGAATGGATGTTATCACCATTAACGGCTATAAATTAATTTCTAAAATTATCATTGTGTTTCAGCTTTTTAATTCATAATTTATCACAGCCAAAAGGCTTGATAGTTTATGCCATTTGGCATATTGCATTTTTAGTGACATTCTACACAATTTAGTTTTAAAATTATTTGAGATATTTTAATGAAAGTGTTTTTCGCATATATGTTTATTATTGCTGGTGGAATTCTTGTAATGTACGGGGCAACAATGAAAACCACTAGTGGGTTTTCTGAAACGCTGAATATTGGGCTTTTATTTAATCAGTTTGAATTTAACGTTGTCGGCGCTTTATTATTTATTGGTGGGTATATTGTTTCGTCAACATGTAAATTGTCGAAAGAGTAATTTTTAAATGGAAGCGGACGAAAATGTTGCTTCAGGTCGATAGCTCCTATCGCTCGGCGTCAGCCCATCACAGCGGGCCCAACGTCTGTCAGGCAAGGTGATTGTACGGCTTAGTGCGCCATCGCCTCCTGATGCTTCCTGTGAATTCTTTGGTTGATAATTGTACATATATGGCGTGACTGGTGTTCGTCATTGGGTGGATATAGGCATGATGCTGGATGCCTCAGATTTGCGCCGGAACTATACCGCCAGCAAGCGCAAGAGGTGAGAGGGTATGATTGGGTGACCTGTCAGGATGAAGCCGTATAGAGGCGCACGGAGCGCCCCTTACTGATGGCTGGATTGTTATTGCACGTAACCGTGAGCTTGACATGCCCAGTTGTCGCACATTTCAATTCCTGTCACATCAGTCATTGAACCATTTTTATAGAAAATACCTTCAGGTTGCCATCCCGTATATCCTCCAAAACTATTTTTAGCGTTAACCAGTACACCAATAAAATAACCAAAATGTGTGATTCCTTTATAATCAGTTAGCCAGTATTTTTTGGGGGTGTCAATTTTGAATATGGCTGAATTTGGGTCAATTAAATTGCTACGTATAAAATCTTTAATTTCAACTTTATCTTCATCTGTAGGTGCCAATCCATAATCACCATTTTGAATTTTAATGTTACTTGGCCTGTTAAACTGGGCGCACCCAGATAAAAGTAAAGACAAAAACGCTATCAAACCAACTAAGATATTTTTCAGACTAATCATTGTGTGTATCCATAAAAATAGGGTGATTTAGATTAAACCACCCTGATAGCATAGTAATTACTGGAACCGATAATTAGAATGGGATTAATTGTTAATTTTTTTCTCAGTGTGTGAGATAAAATTTCTAAGCAGATCTTTTTCAATTACGATTTCACTTTTTATCTTTGGGTTACCTACAGCTTCAATTCTTTCAAGATAAAACATCAATTCTTGTTGTGCATCGCATTTTCTTTTAAATTTAATTGCGCCCCCGAATTTTTCAGTTAAAGAATCATCATTACATAAAAAGTAGATTTTATTATTTATGGTTAATTGAATTAAATATGTTTTCCTGGTGAGGTAATCTAGTCTTTCCTTTGCTTTCAATAGGTTAGCTTCGGCTTTGTTAACTAGTGAGAGTGCTTCTTCTTTACTTATAGGTAACGTATCGTCAGTATTGATCATTATTTGATCCTTTAGGTTAGTTTCATCAAAAATATATCATCAAACGCTTGTTGATGGTGTGGTGATTATATTATGATAGCTTCATTCAATGAACAAGAGGAAGAATGTATGTCCATGCGACGTGTTATATGCTCTATTGATGAGCAGGAGCTTAATATTATTGAAAAATATAAGCTTTATTATAAGGATAAATACGGAGTAAATCTTAGTAGAAATGCGATTATCAGAATGTTGGTTTGTCGTTTAGATAAAGAAATTAACGAGGTGATTAAATGAATAATAATTGTGAGAGAATTTTTAGCACTATGTCATACAACTTTCCGATAAAGGACGAGGTTGAAAATTTAAAATTAATCGAGGCCGAACTAACTGAGGCCGGAATGTACAGCAAAGATTATGTTATCGCTATTTATTTAGGGATGATTAAAAAGGAAAGTAACTATCTTACTAGTCCAGACTGTGCTTTATAGAGGATATGCTAAATGATTATTGCGCTTATCGTTATCATGGCAGTTGCCTCCCATGTATTAAGAACGGAGTTTAAAAATGAACACTGATAAAAGGCGTTATGGAGTATTTGTTATCAACCCTGAAACGGATAGCGATAACCCTGATACTATGTACTGTAATGCGTATTTAAAGCCTTTGTCGATATTTCCATCAACGGCACTGGCAAATGACAAGCGCCGCTCACTTATTAACATTTTAAATAAATCAAATGACAAGCGAAAAGTCGTAGTTAGAACAATGCTTGATTTGGTTGATGTTGAAATTTATAAACAAGAGCAAATCGCCAGTAAAAACGATGAAGTGGAAGCGGAAAAGGATAACCGTTATGAAATTCTCAAGAAATTGATGATTAAGAATAACTCCAAGTAAAAAGGTTAATTAAGATGAACCCAGATTATGTTTTTTGGACGGTCGTATACCATAAGAAGTCCGAACCTTTAGACCCTAATTCTTTTTACAACAAGAAGAACAAGCCTGTTTTTAAATACTCAACCCGAAGGGAGGCCGCTTATGTTTGTGCAGAAAGAAACAGTAAACTAAAAGGAGATTCAAAATATTCCACGCAAAAATTTTATGACTATGATGCTGAGAAGGCGGACTTGGAAGAATTAAAAAAGAGTCAGCAAAGGAAAAGACGGGAAATGTTAATTAGACAGGGGCATTAAATATCAGGACGTATAAATACATAATTATCTTTAGAATCAAATAGTGTGTGGGTTAATGGAATTTAACCCATCATATTAAATCACTCTAACACAAGGTTTAAAAACTTCCTTTTCTTTACCCACCAGCCCCGCAGGGGCGTGAGCGAAGCGAACCAATATACATTAAAGAGGTAAAATAAAATGTCTGGAACAGATGCTGAATTAGGCTTTTCTGTAGATACATCACAAATAACCGCCGCTTCTGGTAGTTTAGATGATTTAGCTAAATCAGCTAAAGGTGCTACTGATGCCGCAAGTAAATTAGCAGACCAAATGAGTAAGCCTATTAACATGCACGCTGGCGGTTATTATTCTGGTCTGCTATCTAAAACAAAAGACCAGTTAGCTAGAGCGGAGGCTGAAATTGCAGAAAGCGCTAAAAAAACTGGAGGTAACTGGTTCACTAATTTTATTAGTGGAATTAAAGAAAACCACGGCGCATTAAGAGAGCTTGGCGTAATGTCTCATGAGGCTATGTCGGGGCGATGGACTAATCTTCGCGGTTCTGCGAGTATATTTATGGGCGCTGCCGGATTGGGCGGTCTTGCTGGCACTGGAATCATTATGGGTGTAACCGGATTAATTGAAGGGATTGAAGAATTAACAGAATCAATGCAGGAAGCCGCGCAAGCACAAAGGGATTTACAACAATCATCAATATTATCCGGTAATGCTAATGCATTATTTTCAGGGAAAGTTGATGATATTGTTAACGGTCTACAAACTATTAAATATGCTTCAAGGGAAGCTAAAGAAGAGTTTATTTCCAATGCGCTTAATGCTGGGCTAACACCTGATTTTTTGAAAAAGAATGGTTCTCTTCTTCTTCAATATCAACAGGAATTCGGTGATAAGCAAACTGAAGCGATGGAGAAAATACTTGCAGAAACACAAACTGATGCAACCAAAGGATATGCCGCACTATATAAAATGGGTGACGGTCTTCTTGATAAGGTAAATAAAGATATTGAATCTGGGAATTATAAAACCGCTGGTTCTGATATTATGGCTGGGTTATTGCAGGGGATGCAAAATGAAGTAACCGAATCACAGGGGAAACAGGGTGAGCTAAAACAATCAACATGGTTGGATGATGCTTTATCTTATATGGGTATGGGTGCTATGGGCTATTCATCTGCTGGGGTTCAGGTTCAACAGAATATATTAAATGGGATGAGACAACGAAAAGATTTTATTATTAAAAAAACTGATGAATACCATAAGGATGTTGCTAATTCAATAAATTCATCGAAATCAAAAGATTTAAGCGATACAAAAGAATACCATGATTTTAACGCTTTCTATCATACATCCTTTAGTCATCACGGTTTAACTGCTGCTCAAAGGGCCGCAAATAAAGCCGCCGCAGATGCCGCAAGATATGCTCAACAATTAAGTGATTATAGCACTAGAGTTAATGAGCAATTTAAATCAATGGATTTGTCTATAAATAAAAGGTGGGCGAATAAAAATCAACCTTTTAGCGATTTATCTTCTGATGCTTATGATTTTGAGCAGACGCAAGAACAAATCAACGAACAGTTTGATAACATGATTGATAACTTAAAAATCATGGCAGAACATCAACATAAATCAATCTCATCTCCTGAATTTGTAAAACAAATTGCTGATATAAATAAAATGCGCGGCGATGCTTTAGAGGATAACCTAAAAGGATATAATAATTATGAGGATAACCTTCATTCCGTATTAGCTGGCGCTAAAAAAGGAATGAAAAGTTACCAAGAAACATCTGATAAAGTTGCTTTGCAAGTTGCGCAAGTATGGGATAAATCCTTAGATTATATGACCGATTCATTAACTGATTTTTTCACAACAGGGGAGGCGGAATGGAAAAATTATTTAAAAGATATTTTAATCATGATCGAAAAAGTAATGGTAAGGGATGTTATTGTTACTCCGTTTAGTAATTGGATGGGCGGGTTACTTGGTGTTGGTAGTTCTTCAAGTGGAGTTTCAGCCACTGAATCAGCAATGGATTATAATTCACTTCCAGTACCAAGCGTGCCAAATCTAAGCGCCACGAAAACATCAGGTGTCGGTTCTTCTTCTGTTTCCGGCATTCAGGTTTACGTGTATAATCAGGGAGGAAATACAAATGGAAATGTACAATCAAGTACAAAACAGGGTCAGGATTTAGGTAAAGCCCTTCAACGCGCCGCGCAAAACTGGATTAAACAGCAAAACGTTCAATCAAACAGGCAAGGCGGCACAAATAAAGCAATGAATAGCTGGAGTGTAAAATAA